TACAGGTGTATCTATTATTTCCCTAAGAAGTTCCTTTGCTTTGGTGAGTTGTATAGTCTGCAAGGTTCTTGCATAACCTTCATCAGTTGCCTTTTGAACTTGCTCTTGCCATTCGTTTTTCCCCCCCTTTTGAGTTCTTCTTTCAGTTCTGCAACTTCATCAAATACATCTTTGAAGTGGTCGCAGATACCGTTTCTGTCTTTTCCGTAATCAGAAAGAATACAAGGGCTGTCGGTATAGACACATCTTCTACACTCGCATTTTAAGTCTGCATTTTCTTTTTCAAGTTCTGCAATATAGCCTTCGTAATCGGGGTCATAACTTTTGCAATTTTTGTCTTTATCAAAAATCGTGGTAGAAGAATAGCAAGAACCTTCTTTGCATATACAGGTACTACAATCTCTTTTCATTTTTCTTTTATCTCCTTTAGTTCAAACAGTTTCATTCCATTTGCTTTGCAGTCCTTTTCCCAATTAGAATGATAGTTACAGCTTTTAAACTGATAGTGTTTACAGATTTCGCACCTTTTCATTTCTGCTATCTGTGCTTCAAGGTGGGCAATTTGCTTTTCTCTTGGCTCGGCACAATCAAGCCACAACTGAAATAACTTACGTTCTGTTAATGGCTCTCTTGGGTCATAGTAATCTGTACTGTCTTTTAAGTATGTACTAAACTCTGTCTTTAGTTCTTCTTTAGTCATTTCTATTCACTCTCCTTTAGTTCTGGAAGTACAATTTCTTTCCAAGCGATAACTTCATTAGTGTCAAACCAACCGCGATCAAAACACCAAAACCTACCGTGTGAAAATAATCCTGTCAGATAATCACTATCATCAAGACCAAACTATAAAAGATAGAGTGTTTCTTTTTCAGCGGTATCTTCTTTCGGTAAATCTCCGTCTTTCACATAATGCCATTCATTAGCCTTTTCTAATTCAGCAATCCTCATGTCTTTCAGACTGCACAATTCCAGAAATTTACTTTTCATTTTATCAACATCTTCTTTAGCCTTGTTATATCCGTATTCAGCACCTTTTTGAAAAGCACCTTCAATATCTCTTAACACTATATTAGCAATTTGATTATCTTGAAATTTTGGGGTAAGTCAATCTAATTGCGTATTCTTCTGCTTTCTGTTTGAGTTCTTCCGTCATACTTACTCCTACGCAAAATAGTATTGCTGATCTAAGTCGAGCAGCAAATCAAGGTCTGTATCAAATCTCGATTTCTTAGCCCGAGACTCATATTCTGCAGCCCATCTGATATCGAACGTTCCCCATTGAGGACACCACGCTGCATATCCACTTCCCTCAGTGTCGGGAAAGATTTTAGGCTTCGGCATCTTGATCTCCTATAAGAATGATAGGCTCACCTTTCTTCTCATTAGACTGAATAACTAATAAGTCAGAAACACAACCACCAACACTCAGCATTACTTCTGAATGCGATAACCCTTGATGGCATAAATCTTGTAGATGATTAGTCAGTAGTCTCAGTTCCATTTTCTTTCTCCGTATTAGTCCACTTGAAGAACTCGTGAGGAGCGCAGTCAAAGAAGTTACAAAGGTCTGCCAAGAACCGTGCTGACACGAACTGCTTTCCCTTGAGGAACTGAGTAATGCTTGCAACTGTTACGTTGCAGGCTTCGGCTAACTGTGCATAAGACACGCCTTTATCTTCCATCTTACGCAATACGTTGAACGCAATAAGATTCTGGATTGAATCTCTTGTATGTTTAATTTCCATAGGTTTTCTCCATTGCTTTAGCAATAATATCTAATACTAAACGATAGCAAGGCAAACGCTCTTGATTAATCAAGGTAGGTGCTGTGTCTTGCTCCAACTGATGAGGGACAATAGTTACTGTCTGTTCGCAAGACAGCAACCTGAATACTTTATCTCGACTATCGTCAATCGTTCGCTGTGTTCGCAATACAATATGACTAGACCGTAATGTATTCAGTTGTCGGGAATTAAGTTTGGCAGTGAACGCAGGAACCTGAGCAATATCCTTACAGAAAACTACTGTAATGAATGTGCCTAGCGTTTCCGTAGTTCTTTTGCTTAGAGTAACTTCTTCGTACCAACGTGGGGAGTTATTTACGTGGTCGTAATTCTGCATTGACTGGTCTCCTAAATAAACTAGGATACTTTGAAGGCAACGCCAATATAGCGTGTAAATCTTCTTCAGTGTATGTCAGACTAGGAGTATTGATTGTAAATAATGGCACTGTATCAGACTTGCCTCCTGCATCTCGAATAGCCAAGTCAATCAACGTGTCACGAATAATAGCATTTGTAGCACTACCCGCAGGACACTTGCTAACTTTAAGGCTTCGCAATTTATTGAAGTCATACATCACCAATTGAATTGGATAATGATAATCTTCATCCGCATTCATCAAAGTAAGCAGATCAGTTGCGTGTCTTCGATCCACGCCCACGCTGCATAAATCATTGTCAAGCATTGTCTGTTCCATTGTAGCGTACCAATCACTGTAGTCCAGATTCTCTGTAACGCCAGTCCAAGAATAGTTAGGATTCTTACGCATATTAAAGAGCATACCGTTGCTCGCCTTGCTTAGTAGCGTATACCACTCCACGAAAAGCGCTGAGTCATATCTACGCTCTTCAATAAGAATGCGGTACAACTTCTGCCAATTAGCAAGTCTGTTGCCTTCCATAACTAATATGTATGTGTTAGGACCAAGCGCTTTCTCGTAGATAGGTACGAGTGAATCACTAGGTAGTATAACGATGACAGGGAGGTCTTCATCGAATGTACTTAATTGCATAGTAATATTCGGAGCCGTAGAAAGTTTATTAATGTCATCTAGGTCGGCGAATATAAAGGTAGCACGGTGCGCCGTAGGTAGCGAATCAATATTAGGTATAAGGTAATTAAACATAGTAATATTTTACTCCCTAAAATATTAGTAATTATAGCGTATTTACTAGGGCTAAACTACTATACAAACATATAAAATATACTATATTTTGTATAGTAGTTTATACGGGCTAGGTCTTAATTAAACGTAAAATTCTCCGCTTAATGCAACGTCATTCAACTGACGATTGAAATAGTAGCGTACGCAAGTTACGATATCTCTTGTACCTTCGTCTTCTACGTTACGCTGAAAATCATTAATGCGATGAGACAGAACTTCACTGCCGTACTTCAGCGCTCGCACAATCTTTTCGTGACGATTGCCCATACGATACTCCTCGAGAGCGTGAAGCAAAAACTCCAGCATATCAATAATCTTGAGCAGACGCAAATGAGTTGGTGACATACGTTCTTCAAAGTCAGATTCAATAGGAACAAATGCCTGACTCATTGTGCGGTAAATTTTATTGTCCTTGCGCCAATGATCCTGAACTTCAACCTCGATAGAGTCCCAAGAGTTTTCGTCGAGGGACTTAGCAGGAGCAAGAAGATCACCTGTCAAAGATTCCATATTGTCGTGAGTGAGAAGCGTACACAACAATCGTGCATCCATTTTCTTTCTGCATACAAAGCACAACTGCATATAAAGCATTGCGCAGTTGTATGCGTGGGTGCTTACATTATAGGGATGCACCTGAGGTGTGCCCTGCCAACGTGTGACATCGTTTGTGCCAAGTGTAAGATTCTGCAGAGCCTGCAGCGCATCCAAGTCAAACTCTTTTGATTCAGCCATAGTTATTCTCCTTCATAGCCAAGTGCATATAATATTGTTGAACAACAGTTACGGTAGACTTCTTCCGTAACTTTGACATCACCCTTATACGAGTGAAGATTCAATACATAGAAAGCAGAGTCCGTCTTTGAACAAGACTTCAACGGACAGCCTTTACAATCGAATGGATATACCGTATCGGGATTCTGAGTGTACTGACAGAGCCAACACAACGCTCGCCACTTTGGTATTGGCTCGCCTGGATGCACTTCACTAAAGAACTGACATTTTATGTATTCGATGAATCCGTCATTCTCGCCTGATTCCCAGAAATAGTTATTCCATTCCTTATAGTGCTCCCTTATCCAGCGCCACATCTCAATCGCAAGTTTACGCTCTTTTGTCATTGTTCTGTGGCCCCTTCTTATCTTTCGGCGTGAATGCCATCATAGGCGCTGTAACTTTATTATAGAACTCTTCACTTCCGAGTGTACAAGTGTATGTGAGGTCGTTGAATGCGTACATCTTGACCTCAACTCTTACGCCGTACATCATCAGTACAGCAGCGTGTTCAGAAAACAAGTTACCCATACTTTCAGTCAGCGTTTCAATGTCAGACTGGAATTCTTCGCATATCTGTCTGCGCTCTTCTGCTGAATGCTTTCTACACTCTTCAAAAATCTGCTTAGTCGAGAATGCTGGTCCCTTTGTAACTTCCTTTTCCATAATTTACTCCTCTACTGTGAATATATAGTCGTCCACTACTGTGGTCGCACTAGTTACATTATCAACTTTCGCTCTTGCGGAAGCGTACTCTCCTACTACGGTGAGGTCAACGTAAGTTACGCCGTGCCGCTGAGCAATACGCAACGCTCGCATAGATAACTTGCGCAACTTCTTAGCCAGCCTTGCATTGTATACCGTAGGGTCGCTCAGTTTGGATACTTTCCAGACTTTGTTTGTCTTTGCCTTATCCATAATTACTCCTTAGGCGGAACGTAATCTCCGCCGTTATTAATACTATTTATAATTGTTGCGTCCTGCTTAAGGATCCGCAATTCCTTTTCCATCTCTGCACACTGACGCTGAAGCGCCGTAATTTCCTGCTGTTGTAGAGATATATTGTAATCACTGTTATTCTGCCGTGCGTATAGGCTACGCAAGCACGGAACAGTAATAAACAATAGGCTCAACAAATCTACTACGGTCAAGAACAAACATAACAATAGAGTTACTAGAATGCTCTTGCCGTGCGGAGCGTGTGCAATATTATTCTCGTCGGGATAATATATCATTCGCCACTCCTATTTTGTATACGTTGTAGTCTCAGTCTGGGAATAAAGGGTAATAATATTTCCGTGCTTATCAAGGACCTGTCTAGCCGTACGAGTACGACGTACAGTGGGCTTCTTTTTGTAGGTGGCTACGGTTAGAAGGGCTAGAGCGTTGCCTAGCGAATCCAAAAAAGTTTTCTCTGCCATATTAATCCTCCTCTGACTCTGCTTTAAGATAATATGAATATTCAAAGGGATGCTGACATTTTCTACGCAAACGATCGCAACTAATACTTGCATCCCTATTTGTGAGATGCTCGTATATAACGGTCGTCTGTTCTGTTATAAGGTTCTTTTCTAATACAGACCATAATTGCATACAAGACATCTCCTTCAGTTAGGCGGTCAGCGCCTGCTGAGCAAACTGACGATTGAGATTGATATTAGCGCCGTCTTTACGACCGTCGGAATACGCAGCAGCGTCACGACAGTTGCCGCTAATAGATACGGTCACCAATTCAGGACGCATCTGCTTCATCCACTGGTCTACTTCATCAACGGGAACAATTCCCCACGCATCTGTAGGTGCTTCAGAAGCCTTAATAGCGTTTACTTTTTCTCTAATAGCACGTACACAGCCGAGGCAATATGCATCTCTAGCCGAAACGTTGCCGCCACGAAGTATTGCATCCGCCCTAAGTTTGTCTCTTAGCCACTTATACATAAGTACGGCGGTCGTACGGTTGCCCTCACGACCTACGACATAGAATGTATTAATAATACGACGCTGTTCGTCTTGTCGGCTATAGTCAAAGGTCTTACAATCAAACAAGTTCGCTACGGCTATAATCAATAACTGTTCCCAGCGCTTAGCAGGATATCCAATAAGACTCTGCTCATCCAAAGGACCTAACTGTGCGTCCCTACTTGCACCCTCAACCTGAGCCATACTAATATTATGCTCTTGCATTAAGGCGTAGGCTTTTTGGAGGGATGCTTCGGCTTCACCGTCGAAAGATGAGCCGTTGCCCAGCGCTAAAAGTTTAGAGATGCGGTTTAGTATTTTTTCATCCATAATTTACTCCTATTATACGGTGCTAGTTATTAGTAATAGTTTACTCCCCTCTAAAAGAAAAGGAGTAGACGCTACGACGTAGCGCCTACTCCCCAGGAGTAAATATCTACGACACACCGATTGAACACCCTACGTAGGATTTGAACCTATAAAAGCGAACCGATATTTCGCCGTAGGGTAATGGAAAGGTTTGGGTTAATTAAGCCTGAGCCTCGTCTGTAGCAGAATCGTCGGCTACGGCTTTTTCGGCTGGCTTGTAGCCTGTCCAATCCTTAGGCTCTTTGCCTACAGATTCGATTTTGTAAATGCCCTTTGCTGCATCGAACGACATATAGATTGCTCCCTTGTCGTCTGGGCGCTTGATAAGGTCGATGGAAATAACGTGCATTTCACGGCGACCAACCTTGAGTGTGGTAAAGGCTTTCATTTCGTCGAATGTAGCGCCAGCCTTGATTTCTTCGAAAGTCTTTACGCCGAGCAACTGCATAAGTTTCTCAACGTGAGCAGGATGCTCTTTCTTTGCAAATCCGCCTGTTGAAGAAATACCGAAGTAAGAAGGACGGAAGATTTTTGCCGCTTCAACAACTTCTGCAGGAACTTTGTTCTTTTCGTCTGCAATGTAAGCAAGGATAGTGTCTCTTGCCTTTTCCCAAGCGATTGCCTTTGCTGATTTTGCCTTTACAGTTGCATCTGCCTTTGCACCGTTTACTGCTGGTGTGTTTTTTGTTTCTACGCCGTCAAAAAGTCCCATAGTGGTTCTCCTTATAGTAGCGTTATACGCTACCGTATAAATAAAATATTTTAGCCTACTAAGTAGGCGCTAGGTAATTACCTAGTATATAGCGCTTAAAACTTAGGCGCTATATAGTAATTAATTACGCTTTAGGGCTACGCCGTAGCGCTTTACCTTAGTTCTATAGTCAGTATAGCGTAACGACGTAACCTAAACAAGCCCTAAACGGAAAAATATTGCAATATTTTAATAAATATCACTATTATTCCGTATAGTAAAATTTATATATGTTTTACAATAGGTAAGGCGTATTCGTGACTCTTAGCGAAAGATACATAATGCGTACCGAACTGAGCGCCTTTATCCTTATGCTGAATATTTACCAGCGCTGGAAATACCCTAAACGCCGCAGGATTGTACTTAAAAGTCCATTCTACGTGCCACATCTGTTTAGTAAAATACAATGCTTGAGCCCTAGTACATACATACGAAATTCCATTACAACAGCGAATCAAATAAAGGGGAACGCCTTTATAGGTTGTACAATCAATTTCCGACTTTACGCCGTGAGCGTTGAATTGGCTGAATAAGATGTCTTCCATTACGGCGCGGTCGAGAGTTGCAATAGCAGTCTGGAAGTCCCAGTTGGCAGTACTTGTGAGGGTGTGGTTGTGTTTAATCATAATTTACTCCTTAGGGCAGAATATAATACCCTTATATAGTAGCCTATAATAAATATAGGCTACCTATAAGAATACTAGGTTATTCCTCCCAGTCGTATTCGTACCAATAATCCATAAATCCGTCAGTGCCGTTGCGCTTAGCCTTCTTTCGTAGGTGCTTAGTTAGACAGCGAGCGGTAGTGCGGTCTAGACCGCTACGTATTACGCCTGGACCTGGGTCGAATCCGAAGTCACCGTCGCATTCGTTGTAAAAATAAACAGTAAAGAAGTTTTCCATATTAGTCCCTCCATCCATCTGCGCCTTCCTCGGCTCGCATAAGATCATCAAGAACTCGGTTGATCTCTTCACCGTAATTGCAAAGTTTGCGATTGGTTGCTACAGTGTACTTGCTATGTTCGATATTGAAAATTGCCTGTTCACGTGAGCGGTGGCAGTAGCGTATAAGCATCGCAATTGCGCTCTCCCTAGAACATAGGGCGAGCGATTCACGGTTCAAGGACTGGTAGTACCAGAGGCAAATAGCGTGAGCAATATTAGCGACGGCAAAATACGCCTTCTGGGCGTCTCTACTAGCGATACAAGCGTTATGCAAACGGCTATTCTCTAAATTGGCGAATGGCGAGTAAGTAGGCTCGTCGGGATTGTAAGTAGGGCAACAGCCCTCCTTTACAGTAAAAAGTGTTGATTGTGTCATAAAAACTCCTTAGGGCAATAATACCCTTATATAGTAGCCTATAAATAGTATAGGCTACCTATAAGAATACTAAGCAATATATAGTAGCCTATAAATAGTATAGGCTACCTATAAGAATACTAAGCAATACGAACAGCACTACCACCTTTACCATAGCCCGCAGCAAACGTTACTTGAGGAAAAACCGTAGCGTCTACCAGAGAACCGACATTAAGCGGTACGGCAGAATAGCAATTATAAAACGTAACGAAACCAGGACAAAAACTACCGAGACAGCGGTAAATATAAAACTTAGTACCATTAATAACACGAGCCGACAGACAGCGGCAAACATAATATTTATCATTCATATTAAACTCCTTATAGTTTAATTCTAATATAATTAGTAATAATTAATAGTATAAACCTATATAAAAATAGTATAAAACTATATTTTAATGTAACGGTATAACGCCGTTACGCCGTATAGTTATTACTATACGAAACTACTATACATTTGTAAACGTAGCCAACTAGGCTATAGGGATTACGTACTACATTAATTTTCCATCCGTAAAAATAGCCTCCTTATTAGCCGACTACTTTTTAATATTCGTAGTTTAAATTATCCCTATAGCCTAGTTGGCTACATTATATAAATAGTAGTAATACTTAAAGGAGAGGGCTGTTCTACAGATGATTTGAATTACGGCGTAACAACGAAAAAAGCGCTAGGGCAATCCCTAGCGCTTTAATGTTACGGCGTTATGTTATTATTTACTATTTATTAGTATTTCGTTCCAAGGCGTTGCCTTAGTATATGAATCCGTATCCAATATAATAGTTATATTGTTACTAGTACGAATCACCCTTTCAATATCAAAAGGGTTAATTTCAAGGCGCTCGCCTAAACCGTTTACAAACTTAAACGGTTCAGGTCCATTCATAACGTACGAATAGCCGTTTAATGTAGTTTCGTAATACTCTACGGAAGCGCCTGCCTCAACTAAATTGTCGTAATCATAGCCGTTCTTAAAAATCTGTAATGTCATCATATATTTACTCCTTAGGGCTTTTCGCTCGCCCTTATGCGTATAATTCTACTCCATAACGCTAAAATTGTATACAAGAAAATCACTAGTCAAATGATTTATTTCCTGGTTCTTTTGTATAGTAATTTCTAATATAATGATGTATAGGCGTTTCCGCCGCTGAGAAGGACTAGCGTAATAGCGTACTAGTTATAGTAGTATATTAGCGTTCTAGCGTATTAGCGCTCTAGTATTATTAGCGTATTAGTATACTAGATCAACTAGAATACTAGCGTATCAGCGCTGTTGCGAATTACTATACGAATTAATACTATCTCAATAATGTATAGTATCGCTGAGATAACCTATTTTTCGTCCCGCTGTTACGATCAATCGGTGATCTTAATATAATATCATTATAAAGGGCTCGGATTCCGCAGCGTGAAGATATAAGCGTTTGGGAGAAACGCCGTTTCGCTATAACGGCGGATTCGGCGATTCGTGCGTATAGTAACCCCTATAACTATGTATAGGACTTTTCGCCCTTCCCCTTGCTTAATAGTCCACAATTCACACCTACGTCAAAATGTCGAAAAGTATTACTTACGCTTAAGCAATATCCACACTTACATCATAATGTCGCAACGTCGTTACTACATAAACTACATCTACTACGATTACTACATTAACTACGGATACTACATCGATGACGTTTCACCGTTGCCTACTGTACGGTGGAATAAGCAGGAAAAGTATTAGTAATACTAAAGCATCAACTTTTTACTATATAAGCGCCGTAAATAAGGCTAAAAATAATTAAAATATTATGTAAAAACTACTTTACTAGCATATAGTTTTATAGTATACTATACCGTAAAGGTACTACTATATAATTTTATAGGTAGCCACCTATGTAATAGGTATTACATACTACACACAATTCCTAAGTCAAGGTCAATCGTCATTCGTAGCCGATAGTATCTCAATATCCGTAGTTTATATAATACCTATTACATAGTTGGCTGCCCATACAGAATACTACTATACAGAGTACTATACTTTCGAAAAGGAGGAACATTATGCCAGATGAATCATTAACAATGCGACAAGACCTCGTAATTGAGTTTATGAAACTCGGAATGGACTATGATACTGCGTGTACTGCAGCTGAAGTTTCTCCTGAAATGAAAGAACAGTTTAACGCAGATGAAAGTTTTGTTCAGCGCAAGAAGTTTGCGCTCAGTCAGGTTGAACTTGAACTGCTTAAACGTCTTAAGGAAGCAAGTGAGTTTGCTTGTCTTAAAGGAGACACTAAAGCCATCGAACGCAGATTGGAATTGCTTCGTCCTGAAAGATACGCAAAGACTTCTAAAGTTGCGCACTCGCTTGTTGCTGGTAACGACACACCAAAGGGATTCTCAATCTCATTTGTATCTAATAATTCGCAGCCTTGCGAAGAAGAGGACCCTGATTTCGTAAACGAGGGCTGATATGAACGCTCAGCCTAAACTTGAGATTCCTGCCGTATTTGAACCTTTGTTCACCGCGCCGAAACGCAAGAACATCTTGTACGGAGGACGAGGAAGTGCCAAGTCACATACAGTAGCTAGATACTGCATCCTTCGTTCGATGGAACGGAAGATGCGTATCCTTTGCACTCGAGAACTTCAGAAATCTATTGCAGAATCTGTACATCAGTTGTTGTGTTCTTGCATTGAAGCAATGGGCTTGAGTTCGCAGTTCAACATTCAGCGTGACCGCATTATTGGCGCAAACGGAAGTGAATTCATTTTCGCTGGTGTACGCCAAAATACAAACGAAATTAAATCTATGGAAGCCATTACAATATGTTGGGTCGAAGAGGCACAGGCGATGTCACAACAGTCGCTTGATGTTCTTATACCAACTATTCGTGCTCCTGGATCAATCTTAATATTCACATTTAACCCATTTAAGGATAGTGACCCTGTTTATGTGATGTCACAGAATCCTGACGAAGATACACTTGTTATCAACGCCAATCACGACGATAACCCATTTTTCCCAGAAGAGTTGCGGCGTGAAATGGAGATCTGCAAGAAAACAGATTACGACAAGTATCTATGGGTATGGGAAGGAAAGTGCTTAGGTATTTCTAAAGCACAGATCTTCCGAGACAAATACGAAGTACGAGAATTCGAGACACCAGATAACGCAATGTTTAACTATGGTTGTGACTGGGGATTTAGTAACGACCCTACTGCGCTCGTACGAAGTTTTATTGTAGGAAATACTCTATACATAGACTATGAAGCAGGACGTGTAGGCGTAGATATCGAAGACCTTCCTGCTTTGTATGACGAAGTTCCTGGGACTTCTATTTATCCTATCTTTGCAGATAACGCTCGTCCCGAGACAATAAGTTATATGCAATCTAAGAGATACAATGTAATTGCCGCTGAAAAGTGGCCAGGATGTATTGAGGATGGAATTAGTTATCTTAGGTCTTTTAATAAGATAGTTGTTCATCCTCGATGTAAACAGATCATTGAAGAGTTTGGACTCTATCAATATAAAGTAGATCATCAGACGGGAGAAATCCTTCGCGAACCTTTGGATAAATTTAATCACTTTATCGATGCTTTGCGTTATAGTCATACAGTAAGTATGCGTACAAAAAGCAACGGAAAAGTTTACGAGGACTTCTCAGTCGAGAATCTAGTGTCTCCTTTGGAATGTAAAGGAGACGTGTATCTTGGAACATACGTTCAGCCTGGTGCCACATTGACAGTTGCCTTAACTATTATTAAAGGCAACGTCGTATTGTTTAACGACCTTGAGTTTAAGGGTGGTATAGATTTTTCTAAGATACGTCAGCATTTTGCAGTAGGAAGTAAGATCTATTGGTTTCCGTTATCTAAAGCGGAAGACGTAGCACCTAACTTGATTCAAGAGTGTATTGATAACAATATTGAACCAGCAGTTGGTTGTATACTTCCTAACGAAAATGAAGCAACGAAATTGGTGAATAAGTTGTTCAGGAGTAAGAGCCTTTTCTGTGTTAATACAGCAACTTTTGCTGTTACGGCTCTTAACAGTAGAACATATCTTGCAGACGGTAAACTGGAAAAGAATAGCCAGATTACTAAGAATGTACGCATTTGTGAATTGATTGAATACGCAGTTTGGCGTACAGTAGGTAGGATGGGATAATGAGTGGTTGTACTAAATTAATAGATAAGTGCAAGACCGAACCGCATCACAAAAAGATATTCCAGTTGATCGACGGTAAGATGAGCAACCTCCAGTATACTGCGGACGGAGTACCTACTTCGCCGATAAGTCATACAGCAGATGAAATTGCTACAATTCAGCAAGAGTTGTTTGGAGCAGTACAAGACAACTACACTAATATGTACGGTTCTAAGTACCGCACAATGGACGATGTAAATAAACAGGCTCAGGCGTATTCCGATGCTGCGCTTAAAAGCGTAATTAAAGATGGGTTCTACAATCCATTGAACGGTATTGGCAGCGGAGACGACCCAAGTAATGCTACTACAGCAACAATTCCTTTACTTATTGGACCAAGTGAAGTTACTGCTCTCTATGCAAATGGTGGAATCAGCCAGATCATTATTGATAAGAAGTCTAAAGGCGTTTTATTGAATGGCTACCGCTTTAAGAGTGGTGCTTTCAACGAGCAGGAACTTGTTGATTTACAGGGTCACGCAGAATCTACGGGATTCAGTATGGCGCTTAATGATACTTTCCGTGATGGTAACATCTACGGTGGTAGTGCTTTATTCCCTATTTTATTCAATGACAATCCTTTGACAACAGCAATGAACATCAGGCAGTTGATTTCTGCCGGAATGCTTAAAAAGAATTGTCTACGTAGATGGGTAAGCGTTGATCGATGGAATACAGTAGTTATTCCTAACTATGATATTTGTGCTTCAGACTATTTGTGCCCACGTTCATTCTATGTACCTATTTCCGGATTAGAAATTAACAGTGAACGTGCTGCTCTTGTAAAGCCAAAACCTCAGCCATATTGGGCTGCTATTCAGCAGTTAGGCTGGGGAGAACCAGATAGTGTTGGATACATTACTTCTGTAAAAGGCTACGAAATTATGATGGCATCTATACCAATCCTTTGGCAGCAGATGTCATTACTCGTACATCAGTTGCCACTGGACGGTATTATTGCACAGAATGGTCCAGAAGCAGCGAAGAAATGGCAGGCTGAAAACGAAGAACAACTTCGTAATTGGTCTATGCTTAATCCTAAGGCAATTAATAGTTACGGCGAAATTGCCGTAGTTAATAGAACATATTCAGGACTTGATAGCATTATCGATGCAAGTCGTAAGGACGTATCTGCTAAGGCTGGTATTCCTGAATCTGTCATCTTCTTCTCTCAACCAAATGGTATTTTCAATAAGACAGAAGAAGACGTACTTCTTAAGCAGTCAGAAACTATTCGTATGATTCAGCGTGTAGTTACTCCTGCTATTAACCATTTACTTCCGTTTATTGCTGTTTCTTGTTGGGGCTTACCAGCTGGTCAGGAAGAAGAAACTTGGCGTAAGTATCAGACATTACAGATTGACTTTGATAGCCCTGTAATTTCTAGCCCTACAGAAAAGGCAAACATCGCACAGAAGTATACACAGTCTATCGCACAGTTGGTTGGTGCAGGAATGCAGTTACAGACTGCTGTAAGTTTTGTTTCACGTCTTGCAAGTGAAGTAGAACTTCCTGGTGACTTCAGCGTAATGCAGGATCCATTACCAAAGACTAATGCCATTGAGCATTATACAAATGGTGGTCAGGGTCAGCCGCAAGTCAACCCACCTAAGACTTTGAATATGGAAGGAGTAGAAAATGCGTCATAATGCAAGAATCGCTCGTAGCGGTGTACAATATTACACTTATGCAGAACTCCCTAAGATGGGATTGACGAGCATTCCTCGTGAATTCAAAGATTTACGTGTATTTGGCGTCTACCGTTCGGCTCAGTGTCTTAAGGACGCTATACCAATGTTTAAGGACGTCCCTGTTATGCAAGGACACGAGAAATGGGCAGTTGGCGGCAAGTACGATCCTATGGCGGTAGGTTCTTGTGACGAAGTGCCTAAACTTCGAATGCACAAAGGCGAAGCCGTAATTACCGCTCCACTTGATTTGGACGATGATCACATCTTAGACAACATCAGTGAATTGAGTCCTGGCTATTCAGGTAAGTATCATTGGCAAGGTGGCGTTGCTCCTACAGGGGAAGAATTCCAGATTGTATGTGATAAGATCACTGAAGTGAATCATATAGCCCTCGTGCCAGAAGCACGAGGTGGCGCAGAAATGAAAGTACTCGATGGAGGTACGGGAATGAAGAAAATTAGATCGGGTCTTTTGTGGTTTGCTAAACGTAAAGCACAGAAGATTGCTGATGGAGAAAAGGCTGATGCATTCCTTTCAACTCTTGAAGACATCAAGAAGAATCGAATGAACTGGACTCCTGAAGAAATGGACGAACACGTAAATACTCTTAACGCTTTAGTTAAGGATTTACCTGATTCAGAAGAAAAAGATAAACTCGAAAGATTTATTATGGACATCCCTTTGTTGAAAGAAGAGGACGACGCGACTGCTGAGGAAGCCCTCAACACGTTGATGGAGTTCTATTCATCTTTGGACAAAGATGCAATATCTGATATTATGGAGAATGGTAGTATGGACAAACCAAACAAGCCTATCGACGATGACAAAACAACATCTGTCGACAATCCAGCACCTGCAACTAATCCTGCTTCAGCAGAGCCAACTCCGGAGCCAAGTACGACTCCAGAAACTCCTGCGCCAACTCAGGACGAACCTCCAGCAGACCCTATGCTCGCTCTTCTCACTAAGATGTGCGACAAATTGGATGCTGTCTTGGATGCAGTTGCTAAGCCTGCTTCAGCTGACGAAAAGCCAGCTGGAACACCTGAATCGCAGACTAAGGACGAAGAGCCTAAGCCTGATGAACCAAAAGAACCTGAGAACAAGGTCGGCGATCAGATGCCAATCTTTACTCAGACAATGAACACAGTAAATCAGGGCAACAGTCTTGATGACGTGTTTGCTAAAATGAAGGAGCGTAGATAAACTATGCAGACAACTTTCTCTGGCGGACTTAATCCGTCGTTCTATGGTAAGCAGTTGAGAAGTGGTGTTCCTGCTTACGATAACAATGGAGGAATTCGTACTGTTGGTGGTTACATCAGTAACACAAATACAGCAGATATTCCTTTTGGTAGCCCACTCTTTGTTACTGCGGCTGCACCTAACGCCTTCCTTGGCGTACCACCTGTAAGCAATCCACTCTTTGCTGGATTCTTGCTTAACAGAAACTTCGTCAATGAGTATAGTCCTGCTCACGCAGATCACTTGCTTAACGGCGAACCAGCTGATGCTCTTTACCACGGAGCACTCTGGCTTGAAGTTCCTAACGGACTTAGCGCTGCCGTTGGTTCAGCACTCTATGCTGATGCTACAACAGGCGCTCTTACTCTTACTTCAGCATCTAACATTGATCTGAAAGCAAAGGTAAAAGAAATCACATCCGAAGCCGGAAAGAGTTACATGCTCGTGATGGTTGAGGCATAAGGGAGGAAAGAAGATGAGAATTATTGCACATCGCTCATGTGAAGCAATTGCTCACAAAGCAGACGCCTTCCTTAAAGGCGCAAGCGCTGACATCGCAGGAGCACTTGCAGATATGACCCTTCATATCGGTCCTGCAAATGATCCTAACTACCAGACTCCTGCTCACGCAAAAGATTGTATCTTTGTTGGTGACGGAAGTCATATGGGTGCTCTCGTAGCAAGCACACAGTTGAAAACACTGTATGCTCAGAACCCAGGAAAAGTTACTCTCCATCCAAGATGGAACAGTCGCACAAACAAATGGGATATGGTTGCTACAGAAAACCGCATTGGTGATGCTGCTCCTGATTTGATTCAGGCTCAGGCAATCGCTCCTTGGTCTCAGGGTTATTTCCAGGGAATCTTTGAACGCCCACTTCTTTACAGCCACGCACACGATCTTGTTAAGATTGAACAGGGTGACAAGCCTTGGTGTGAAGTAATGAACCTTATGCTTGACGACTTCGGTGGTTCGGCTATGGGTCCTTCAAAGGCTGGTTCTCCTGAGAACAGTATGACAAAAGACATTACTGTTACAGCAGGAATGATGTCAGCACAGGTAGTAAATATGTATGTTACATATTCACTCACCGTCGAAGAATCTGAGGGGGCTAAATCCGTATCTGGAGACAATCCGTACGGTGGAATACTCCTCGCTAAGAAGATCAAGTATGCTAACTACGTGCTCGAACTTCTTACAGACTTCTTGATTTACTTCGGTAACTCAGACACTGGTACATACGGTCTTATGCAGGTCAACCCTGTTTCTGCTATTACTGGTGGTTCATTGAAGTCTATCGTTGCTGGCGCAGGAACAACAAAGGGTTCTGTTATTTATCAGAAAGTGGCAGGAATTGTTAACGATTTCTTCTCAGACAGTTTCAACAAGTTCGACCACATCAAGATTGGTATGTCTACTTACGCATACAATCTGTTCTGTTCAACTCCTTACAGTGACAACTACAGTCCAAAATCTGCTCGTGCAGTTTTCGACGAAAACTACAACGGTGGACGTGGAGAAACAGACAAAGAGCCAAGAATTGAATTCTTTGCTGATCCAATGCTGGATGCTAACACAGAGTTTAACTCTCAGTCTTACGACTATCTTACAATTACTGCTCCTGAAGTTGGAACAGGTCCAGAGAATACAAGACAGTCAATCATTAAGTGCGGTATGCCACTTAAGGAATTTGTATATCCTGTTATCCCAGGAATGGTTAACTCTCAGCATCGTATGCTTCGCCGCTACGCAGGTGTGTTTGCACCTGTTGGTAAGTCTGTTAAGATTTACTCTGGCTTCGGTGTAGACGGAACTGAGTAAGGATAAAGCATCGGTTGCTTGCGCAGCCGATGCTCCTTTAAGGAGATAAGAATGGCTAAAACAGAAAAAGAAGAGAAGACTTACTACATTGTAAATAAGTCTTTCATCAGTCACGAAATCCTCGGGATAGTTTTTCCTCGCGAGCATTTCGTTGCAATCAACAACATCAAGTTGGACGAATTGAAACAGAACGCTATGTTCAATTCTTTGCTTAAAACCAATGAATTGGACATCAGGGAAGAAATCGATGATTCAATGCGTACAACTGAAGAGCAGTTGGCAGTCAGCAAGACTGAACTTATCAAGGCTAAGCAGGAAGCCGAAGCGCTTAAGGAAGAAGCCCTTGGTGAGATTAAGAAACGTGATCAGACTATAGCCGATAAGGACGCCGAAATCGCCAATCTTAAGGCTCAGTTGGCAGCAAAGACTGAAACAAAATAATTCTGGAGGGCGCATATGGTTGCCTATTCTTTAGTGACTTACGTTGATTTTACATATAAAAACAAGTTTACTGACCTCACAGAAGAGGAATTCACAGAAGCAAGTAATATTGTAAGAGCAATGTGGAGTGGCGTACTCGAAATGTGGGGTGCGTGTGAAGAAAGTGTTCGCAATCAGAAGCGCTCTGCCGTTTTGAACTTATTACTTGCGTGGTATTTAGCCGATATGTATCCTACCAAACTGACTGGTGGGATGCAGACTTCAGGTGGTATGCCTATTTCAAGTAAGCGAATTCGAGAAGTAGAAATTACGTACGCTAAATTGAATTTGCCTCAGGCGTATGACGCACTTGCAAGTAATCAGTTTGGAGTTAAAGCGGCAATGCTTATCCGTTACGCTCCTGATATGATGGGAATTTACGGTTAATGGGTGCATATGGAGATATTTTAGGCGTATTTTCCGAACTAATAGAGGAATACGACATTGTAAAATGTACACCGAATATTGGTGCGGGCTATGATACTGCACCTATTGGTAAGATAAAAGGCTATATTCAAGACGGTGAATCTGGACTTAATGTTCGAGATAATTATAGCCGTCACGCAAGTAGTACAGGTTCAGCAAGTGGTATTGTAAGTGAGTTCAACGTCTGTTATTTGTACACACGAGAACCTATAAACTTGTATGGCAATTTTGTAATGTATAAAGGCTCTCCATATAGATCTCTTAACGATAGTGACTATAGAAAAGAAAGTGATTTGATTATTACGGAACTACACAAAGTAGTTGGTAATACCTTTAATGAAAAGCCTTTGGATATTGTCAAAGGCGCATTTGATTAATTATGGCAGTAAAGATCCGATTAGATTGTCGTGCTGCATATGAAAAGTTGAAAGGTACGGGCTATCGTTTTCACGTACCAATGAAGTCTGTAAAAGTCTTCATTCCTAATGGTACACACGTCGATATTTATGGTCGGTCAATGTCTCTAAAGAAGTTAGCCACCATTCTTATTGATGGAAATGAACATATTCCTGCCCGACCTTTTATTACGGACGCACAAAGAGTCTTGCACGATGAGTTGCAGAAACTTATGCGAGAATGCAGTTACATTCGTAAGCAGAATACTCAAAATCCTAACTATGTAGCCGATGTCTACATTAATTTTGAATCAGAGGAACTTTGTACAAGGACTACGGCTCTAATCAAGAGTTGGCTTTTCGGAGGGTATTATTGCGCTGTTGTTCCGAATGCTAAAAAGACTATTCAGCATAAAGGATTTAACCTACCTCTTGTAGAGACTGGTCAATTGGTCAACTCTATAAGCGCTAAGGTCGTATTTGGACCAGGAAAGAAGTAATGTTATTAGACGCAGAAAAGATGCAGGAGTTTCTCGCTCGAGCACTATTTGGTGAAGCGTGGGAAGAAAACGCTAAATTCGTAGTGCATCGACAGGGAAACTTAGCAAACGCTCAGCAGATGTATAATAGTGATGCATTTTTCACGTATTATACAAGCCTTTTTGAGAAGAAACTTATTAATCCTACACCAATAGGTGTCACTCATACCGCAGATGTCGTATTTAGTTTACATCTACAATGTATTGGTAAGAAAGCAGAACAGCATATGCTTACCACATTGTTTTGGGATGAACGTACAGATATCGGAGAGTGGCTTGCCAAGTTGGATTGTACATTATTGGAAACTCCCAGAACGATCATAAGTACTCCTTATTTTCAGGACGGAGCAAATACAATCTTATCTTATGAAACTGTGTTCAAGATTTCTTGCGCACTTACGATTACAGACGAAGTAACTCCTATGCCAAATCTAATTTTGGAAGGAGAACTAAAGTATGAATTCACAAAGGAGAACTAAATGGAAGACTTTAAGAATTCCGTTGCTCACTTAGACGTAGACGTGCAGACAGCCGTGTCTCTCTCTTCTATAGTGGGCGAAAACTTCTGGAAGTTTTTGTACATAACAAATGAGACAATTGCCAGTCTCAGCAGTGCAAAGACTCCTCTGCTCATCACAGCAGACACATACAGTGATGTAATTGACAATCTGGCTATCGCAGATGCGGATAAGGTTGCTTTGATTAAAAAGAATCTTGCCAGTTTGTTTGAGTATGCACCAAATGCACAGGGATACTTCATTACAGCAGACACTTATGAGTCGTTCAAGTATTATGCTTATTGGTGCTATCTTGAGACTGAATTCGAACTTGATTCAGGCGCTCTTAAGTTTACTTCTCAGACCTCTGCAATGATGGCAATTATTGAGGAGAAGAAAGACAAAGCATTCAGCGGATTTATCGCAGACTTGGCTGTAGATGCTGCTGCAAGTGTAACTTCTGCTCCATCAAGCACTGTAGACGACTTTATGGCTACTCTTGGTGCTATGACTACTGCCATTGGTTGGTTTGCACGTGGTGCTACTGCAGACTACACTTGGAAGGATGCAGATCTTGCTATTGGCTACAGTCCTGCTTTGTATCAGATTGGTAGAACTCTTGGTTACATAAATCCAGCAACTGGCAATCCTATTGGTAACAGTACTGATGGTGCTGCTTGTACTTTCCAGGATGTACTTCCAACTCGTAGCACAAGTACAAGCGTTCTTGTCAATGCAAGTGCTTTGTTCATCAATTGGTGTAAGGCAAATAAAGTGGCATTCTTCAAGACTGTTGGTAATGGTACTGCTCAGGTATCTTGCTACGGTGGTTGGACAATTAAGAATACTTGTCTTACTGCTGAATGGATTGTTGCATACATCAACTTTATGGTGAAAGTTCGCGTAGCAGAACTCATCACTGTAATGAACGTATACCGCAATGGTCTTTTGTACAATAAGTGTTTGTCCGCTCTGGACACTATTGTAGCCCAGTTTGTACAACTCGGACGTATTCGTAACTATGCGCTTACAGCACCAAGTTGGGCAGTTGCTCAGACTTTGGGCGACCGTGAGACTATCGTAATCCCTGACGCTTGGACAGGTACTTATGTGGATAACGACCGAAAGGTTCGTATTCAGGGTGCACTTACTATATAAGGAGATGTAAATGGCTGACGACGAGAAGATCGAACTTATTACAGACGGTTACAGAACAGACGGTTCTGGTAAAGAAGCCGTTCACGGAGTTGAATGCGTAGGACGTATTTCCTTTTTGCTTGAACATCCAATTTTGGAAGCGCTTGCTATGAACGACGAAAGCAAATACGGCGCTTTGAAAGGTGGCGTATATCTCACAGGTTTCAAACTTGAAGATGTTGCTATTCGTACTGCAGGAATGATTGCAAACGCAAAACTCATTCCTATGCTCAATGGAGACACAATGACTCTTACGAACAGTAATAAGTCAGGTGTTATGTCCATTGCTTGTACTCGTACTGCTGCGGGCATTCCTGGTGGTGACTTGGTTGCCGTTGCAGACTTCATTCGTAGTCAGGGAGACAGTTCAGGTGGTAAACTTACTGTATCTTGGACACGAAATGGCGAACCGAAAAAGATCGTCTTTAAGAAAGTCTGTATTCAGGACTGTCCTCCATTGGAATACGCAGGAAATGACTTGCCAAGTTACGATGTCAAAATGACATACGCAACATATAATGACAAAGACTATCCTACATGGTCTTAAGGAGTGACAAATGGAAATTACTTATCAGGATGCAGTTGATGGGCTTACAGCCTTTATCAACAGTAAGAACTTCGAGCGCAATTTAAGCCTCAGTATTTCAGGCGACTTAAAGGCTCCGAGTGCTATCGAAAGTGTTAAGATGCTTGAACAAATGGACAACTTTGAGGCTAAACTTAATTTTGTTCATCGTATGCTTAAAGGTCTTGGTGTGACTGTTAAGAAAGGGGATGAAGTAATCGTAACTTTTCAGGTCACAGATGGAATGCGCATAGAAGACGTCGAGTATTTTACTAAACGTCCAGGCGTACTGAAGTTTACTGTTGAATCAGTATTCAGTGTGTTCCTAAAAAACTTGTATCCGCTTTCAAGCGAATCCCAAAAAGCGGGAGCATAAATAAGGGAAGAGCGAGCGGTCTCTCTGTGGGACCGCAGGCTCTAGCTGACTTCTTGGCAGAGCGTAAGACTCAAGCACAAGAGAATAAATGGCGCGAAGCGGGACTTACTCCGTTACGTGTCATCTACTACACGTATTTTGAGCATTTACACCACGAACCTGAAGACGTATACGAAATGCTCAAAGGGTACACTTATTTCATCCTTACAAGAGGACTATAATGGAAGACGGAAATGACGATCTCTTACTTCTAACTATGAGGTTTGAGACAGATGAAAACAGTCTCGCTGAATTAGGCAATAGAATGATGACCGTCCGCAAGATGATGGAAGATGTCACAAAGTCTTTTGATTTAAGTGGATTGGTGGCTGGCTTGAACAAAGCAGTTCAAGCCTTACGCCTTGCTGTTAAGGCGTGGAATAGTCTTGAAAATAAAGCCATAAACGTGGCTACAAATAGAAATTATCTGCCCTACGGCATAAGCGCTGGAGAGGCAGAAACAATTAATACAAAGATTTCGGCTAATAAAGCCGCACAGAAAGTAGGCTTCACAGGTGGAGGAACGCTTACTTCACTCGCTCGTATTGCAGAAGAGCAAGCCAATATTATGGAGTTTGGTCAGGATCCTAGTCAGAACAATTGGATCGCCCTCTATACTTTGGGCGCTGCTATGGGCGACAATAGATTTTCTGGCGATAATCTTAGCACGTTACTTACTCAGAAGTCTTCATCAGAAGTCCTTCGTACGATTACTGATTTAATGGCTAATGCGTCTCGTGCTGCATATTCTATGCCGGAAGGCAGCGCAGAACGACAGAAACTACTTCAGTATCTCCGAGAAGTACAGGCGTCTCCTTATGTGCCTGCGAATTCTTTGGAGTATATCTCTCTTATGACCAAGCCTGAAAATAAGACTTGGGGAAAGAGTGGCAATCCTATGGTTCCTCTCCTTTCTGCAACACCAGAAGACTATGGAACATACGGAGAAAAACTTGAGAAGTCTGGCTCAAAGTCCTTGTCTATTCAAGAAGCCTTGAGTTTTCTTAAAACGGAACGAGCGGAAATATGGAATAAAGCAGGAACGAATCTATACAATGCCGTTGGCGAAGCCTTTGTTTTACCATTTAGTAAAACGATCACAAATGTCGCTAAAGTCCTTAGTGGAAAGGCGATGGCTAATCAAGCATTCGAGGGTTATAGTTGGTGGGAATTAAGTGATCCATTAGCATCTAATCCATACACAATAGCGAATTCGCCTTTCTACAGAAAGATGTATAGTTCAAGCGTTGGCTTGGATGAAACAGGTTCTATGTTTAAAGGCGACCTTGCTGCTCGTGCACAGCAAGCCTTGCACTATTATACAGACACAAACAATGTAATGTTGGGTGAACTTGGTTTGTATGAATTGTCTAAGATATCACAGACGGACTTCGCTCAACAGTCTTTGACTGCTATGAAGTTTGCACAAGATGCTTTGATTCGTAACGTCACAGGCGATATGGTATACGAAGACGGCAAGAAGAAAGGAAAGAGGTTATCTGGTGCGGACGCTACAAGGAAAGCGCAGGAACTTTTGACTTCTCCTGATAGTCCTTACGCTCAGGCTTATCTTGAGAGTGGATTTACTGGTCTGTATGCCGAGTTGTATAAGAATAAAGCGCTTACAGATAAAGAATATATTGATCTTATGGAAAAGGTCGTTAACCGCACCGAACACGATGCGATTAATAAGTTCTACCCAGAAGTACGTAAAGACGACGAAGTTACGGCTAAGAGTGTAACAGACAAGGAAGGAAATCGTCTCTTACGTCTTGAGATCGTAGTTACAGATGAAAAGACAGGTAAGTCTCATACAGAAAGCACAGAACTTACACCTGAACAGTTGTCAAATATGCGCTTTAATTTGCCTGGTCTATAGGAGTAGTTATGGACAACTATTACGCATTATTTTCTGAATCTCTTTCTGACATATCTAGTAATGTAAAGGCGCTATTCACGTTGCCTACTATTGGACTACCTACTCAAGTATCAGCGAGTTTCACTAAAGTGCTGACTGCACTAAGTGCTGTTGGTTTCTCTAGAGGAATTCCTATATATGCAAGTTCTCAGGAAGAGATAGGTCAGAATAATATTGGTGACCAGATAATGCTTCGCGACAGTGAACTTGGCGCTCAGGTAATCACAGATAATATTGCGCCTCTTCCTTGTGAATGGAAGATCCAAGGTTATATTAAGTCGCCTGAGTTCTTAGCTTCAGGAAATTACTTCTTGGACACAAATAACTCAGTTCTTGTGACCCAGGCAATAAAGAATTATCTTAGATATTTGCGTACATTGAGAGCACCATTTAGATTTATCACTAGAGAAGGCACTGTGATTGATGTACTTATGCAGAACTATACTTTGACTGATGAGCCTGAATCAGAATGGGCAACAAAGATTGTTCTACATCTTAAAGAGTATATTGCTTTAGGTGTAAATGATAATGCGTATAATATCCAGAATCTACCAACACTTGGTGGAATATTTGGTAAGAGCGCTCAGTACGCTACGGCAGGAACTAAAGTAATTAACAAAGCGCTATCCTTGTATGGGAGATAATTATGGTTGATATAGAGGCAGAAGAGGAAGTACAGTACCTCAAGTCTTTAGGTGCTACCGATGAAACTCTATTGAATATGGCGCTCGATGGCAATCACGCGAACTTTGTTGTTTGTCCTCTGCCATTCAACTCGTTAGACGAATCTGACGCAATAAGTGTGCCTGTAGAATTCGGTGGTAACTTAGTCACTTTGCACCTACGAAAATCTCTTAGTGATCAAAGTTGGTGGATTAGTGAAGAAGGCAGTGTGAATAACACAGAAGTAAATGCTGTTCAGCGTTTTATGTTGGACACATATAAACATCTTCACGCTAATTGGATGTATATTATTGTGTCTCCTTATGAGTACAAAGAAGATATGTCGGAACAGCTGAAAAGACAATGTCTTATGAACTGTAGTTTACTGATTAAGTATTGATATGAACGGACAAGCAGAACTTTTTGATCGATGTATAGACGTGTATGTCTACGATAAAGCACATAAATCCATTGCTACTATTATCACACCAGATTATGGTCCTAAACCTGAGATTAAAGTCGAGGGAACTATAATTAGCCGTACATTTCAAGTAGCAGGAAAAGTCACTGTAACTAATCTAGAACGTAGTATTCCCGTCGAAAATGCGAAGTATTTAGTTGTAGAGATGTACTACGGTGGTTCTCGTACACGAGAAGCCTTACGCAAACGAATCTTGTACGAAGTGCTCTTTGCTGATCAAAGCAAGCAGCCGCCGAACCGTCAGGTTTGTTTCAACTGTATTGTAGCAGGAACTTCTCCTTCTTTGATGAGTTGGCGTGCAAGTATAGGTTCGTTGGATGCTGATTCTAAACCTTTGGAACAGCCACTCAAACAAGTTTTGCGGGATGTAATTAAAGCCTATAATAAAGGTCTAGAATCATTAGCACAGTCTTGGTATGAAGATTTACATTTAGACGAAGAGCCTGAATTAAGAATGTCTTCAGATGCGTTGATTAAGTACAATGAGTATACAACTGCTGCTCAGTGGACGGATACACCTATCTGTGACATTTTGGATTCTTTGACTACGCTTTCTACAGACGAAGAACCTATAGAAGAGGGTGCTACTGCAGAAAAGACTTACATATCCTTTAATTACTATATTGATAAAAATAAATTAGTTGTTGCAGAAACTCCTAGTAATGCGTTTATACCTATATCTGGACAATCTGATATGGAACTTAACTATGTTCTTACAGCGTATCGTTGTGGTCCTCAGATTCATGTCCGTGCTTTGTTTGACCCAAGAGTACATCAAGATGTACGAATAAGTATTAACTCTGCATATTTGTCAGGTAAAAAAGCATCGGGGGATATGATTCCTCTTATCGTGGCATCGGAATTGGGTTATGTTATGTTTCGCCCTGTTGGGGGAATCAAGTTTGTGTTTAGTACCACAAACGAAAACTCAATGGAGATGCAAGGAACAATGTACGTATGACACAAGATACTCTTCGTCAGCAAACTCTTCCTTTTGAAGTGAAACTCAAATCTGTAATTCAGTCTTTTCGCTTTAGTTGCGTAGGTACAGTGAAAGAAGTGAGTTCTTCAGGAGAACGCATCTCAGTTGTATTGCCTTACTTGGACACCAATCTTCAGCCTAGAATACTGAAAGGAATTGAAGTGCTTCATTTAGGCGGACACAATATAGACATTAAGTATAAACCTGTTGTAGGAGATGTGGCTTTAGTCTTTGCTCTTCAAGATTACGTATCTAGTTGTGAATACAATTCTTCACCTAAAAAGAAGAAAGTTCATTTTGATCCTTACAGTAATGTGACTATGAAAGCCTTAATCTTACACGCTAGTACAGACACCAATAGTAAGACAAGCATCACTATTGATGACGAAAAGATTGCGATAAAGACAGATTTAGAAGTCACACTCGATTGTAATAAAGCCACTATAAATGATCATTTGACTGTGGAGTAGAAATGGCTAAAGAATGGTGCGTAGAAGGACTTAGTCTAAAGTTTTCTATTAATGGCACAGATGTAACAGAATCCGGAGTTATTTCGATTTCTAGTACGCCTAGCGCTCACGTTAAAGTGAATGGTCACGGCGTATACTCAGGAATATTTAACGTTACATTTTCAGGTTCTACGTATAATGGATACGTACAAACATCTCCTGCTGTGTTTGCAATTACTTGTGGTGCACACTACAGTAAAGATGATAATAAAGCGATTATGCTTATTGAAGATACACAAACTGTTGGTCCTATACCTTTTCAGTTAGGTCAATCTTCTGCTTCGTACAATATTAAATGCGAAGTAAAAGATGCAGGACAAACTTATGTAAAGGAGTTATAGATGACTGTACCTTTAGACTTCTTTGTTAAGTCTTATAAGAATGCGATTGAAGAACCCATTTTGGATTTCGAAATTACAGGCGACGGTCAGTTGTTTTCTTTGTTCAATGAGCCTGCTATAAAGCAAAGAGCGATTGTAGCAAGTTTCACACAAAAAGGAACTGTTCCACAATTGCCAACAACAGGTGTAGAATGGGCAGAACTATTGACTGGTCAGGTTTCTCCTGCAAATGTTAATAGTGAAATATTCGACGCTATTCATAACTGTGCAGACACATATGGCTACATTCCACAATATATGTCTGTAGATAATCAACTCATTGTAGTTATTAAGGAGCAAGCATGAACTTCGACCCTACTCAAGTAAATACTACAGAAGAGAACGCTAACGACTATGTTGACAAAGTCAATATTCTCTTAGCGCAAAATAGTGTAGTAGATAAAGATGGAAATCCTGCTCAGTTAGCGAAGTTAGCAGGAAGTCCTACGTGGTTGCTGTCTTTGGCTCAGGGTCAGTTGACTTCTGAGTGGCAGGAACGGCTTCGTAATAGTACGTATGCTATTGACGTTGCCAATTGCTCCGATGAGCAATTACTTAATCTCGCAACTATTGCAGGAATCATTCGCAAAGAAGAAAGTGCTCCTATTGTAAGCCTTTCATTTACCAATACCACAGGAAGTCCAATATTCTTCACACGAGGCGTTATTGCGGTAGATGGATTGTACTCTCACAATTGGTATTGTGGTAGTGATTATATCTTAGGTAACAACGAATCTGCTGATTTGCAGTTCTACTGTGATACTCACGGAATAGAACTTCCTGCAGGAACGCCGTTCACTGTTACCGTAGGTCAAAATGTTTTGACTACTGTAAATACAGCGCCTAGTATGATTCTTGGTGCTAATGAATCTATTGAAAGTCTGCGTAACCGCATTATCTATGGGGAAGACGCATTTGATAGTGTTACTCAGACAGAAAATGCGATTCGCCGTTTGCCAGGAATTTCTTTCTGTAGTATTGTGTTTAACGAAAGTAGCACTGACTACAAACAGATAGGTACTTTGCAGATTCCTCCTCGGCAATCTTTTATCGCTATTCAAGGCGTAGACGTTCAAGGTCTTATTGGTAAACAGTTCTTTACTTATATGAATACCCAGACGATGAAGATTGATTCAGGTGTACACAAGTCTCTTGTCAGTTCCGTTCTTGTTGGCTCAAGTGTAATGTCTGTATATTATAGCGTAGCGCCTACGGTTCAGTTCAAGATACGTGTTAGTGTACGACCTAAGCCTGGCGATAACACTTATGCTGCTATCATCACTCGAGAACTCCTCAAGCACGCAAACGACACAACTATAGGACAGCAACTTACTAGTCAGTTGGTGGATGAATGGCTTGGGTCTTTGGACAATCAAGTCTTGATTGTAACAAGTGAAGTTGCATTTATCGATCCTAACGGTGTAGAAAGCAATTGGGGCAACATTACCACACTTGATCCTTATTACAGAGGAACAATCACAGAAGCAAACATCTCTGTGGTTGTAGTATAGAGGTGACATATGACACAATACTCTAGTCCTATGGCACGTCAGTTCAATGGTCCTGTGATTGATGCCTTACTTAAAGCAAGATTTCAGATCTTTGCAGAAAGCGAAGAATACATTAATCACAGGGCAGAGTTAAGTATTGACAATGCTACAACTGAAGAATTGGATAAGATCGGGGAATTTATGCTTATACCTCGTCCATATAAAAATGTGGAAGGCGTGAACATTGAAGCCACCGATCAGATGTATCGACTATTCTTGAAGAATACAGCGTCTTTACGTAAGAGTAAGAGCATTCTGGCGCTTAATGATTGGCTAAGCCAATTCATTACAAACGGCTTGTTCTTCATCCAATTCCAAACAAACGGAGATCTAAAGATTATTGTACATAACGAGTACGACGATTACTTGCCTTTCTTGGAACAAGTTGTACGCTCTGTGTATACAGCGTTGCCTAGGCTTGCACCTATCGAATCTTTGGACTTCAGCGTATTTGTAATTAATCACGTGTTCTATGCACATCTGGCGACTATTTGGGATTCAGATTTTGGATTCGCGTATTCGCCTCATATTGGACATATTTCTGTCTTAGACAGTAATAAATACTCCGTGAGCAATCACGTATTTCATATGACAACTGGAGGAAACAATGGCTGACGATTTCATTGATCAGTGGGACATAAATGGTTCTTTGTACGACATCCACGATAAAGGGCGAGGACAACCAAATGGCGTCGCTCAGTTGGATGGAAGTGGTCGAGTACCTTTTAGTCAACTGCCTGAAAGTTCGGTAGAATATAAAGGTGGTTGGGACGCATCTACAAACACGCCTACTCTCGCAGCTGGCGTAGGTACAAATGGAGATATGTACGTTTGTACTGTAGCAGGACAAAGAGATCTTGGTGAAGGTACGAAATACTTCTTTCCTAATGACCGAGTAATCTATAGCGGTACTTTACAAGTATGGCAGAAGTTTTCTGCAGGAGATGTAAAGAGCGTAGGTGGCGTTGCTCCTACACCAAGTACAGGAAATGTCCCTGTTGAGGGTGCTATAAGTAACATCTTCTCTAGCAACTTCACTACAAAGAATCGTGTTCTTGTGAGTGATGCTAATGGTAAAGTTGCGGAAAGTTCTATCACAGCCGCAGAACTTGGTACGTTGTCTGGCATAACAGGGAATATCCAAGATCAAATAGATGGTAAGGAAGACAAAGTCACAGGTGCTGCAACTACAGTATTAAGTCTTGATCTCGCAGTGAACCGTGTTCTTGTAAGTGATGCTAATGGTAAAATAGCAGTAAGCAGTGTATCCGCCACTGGTATTAGTACCGTTCCTACTAATCACGCTTCTTCTGCGGATACTTATGGACCTTCATCTGAATCAGATTATGGTCACTGTAAAGCACGTCTCCATACGTTTTACGCTGGGGACATTATTGCCGATCTTTTGGATGTATATACCTTAGATGGAAGTGAACACAATGCACCAGTCAATATACTTGACGCTTCTTGGCCAGATACACAAGGTACGTTCCCACTTACTAAGACATTCAATATTCACATAAGCGACAATTTAGGTGACAGACGAAGATTAACTCCTGTCTATCTGAATATAAGTTATGATGGAATTTCTTGGGTTAAAATACCTGCTACTCAGTTAATGACTAGTGAGGAATACCTCAAAATTACTACTTGGCAATGGGAGAACGATTGGACAATCACTCTTAATCTGGCAAGCGTTCAGGTACAACCTTATATTCGCTTTATGAAACTTCGTTGTATCATTGAATCACCAAGCGCATTACCACTTATTGGTTATGTGAACTCTTAACATCCATAACACAATTATAGGAGATATAAATGAAAACAAATGTATATGTTGCTAACTATGAAGACCTTTCTCAGTTATCTGTGAATGCTGAGAACTTGGTTTCTGCTGTTAAAGAGTTTGCGCAAATCAAAGGCGATGAACCTATGTTGATTCAGCGAAAGATTACAGGAATACAGATTCCTGATCCCCCTGAACCATTGCCAGTTGCTGTTGTATACTGCCGTGCTGAACGTGAAGAGGTAGGAGAAACTCTGCCTGACACAGTAACAGTACGTCCTATCAGTGCAATTGAGCGTACACCAGGAAGTACTGTTATGCTCTACGCCATTGATACAGCCACTGACCCTGTTGTTGAATTCACTGGTTGGTACGATGCGTCAGGCACCAGACTCAGCACAGAAGCAAGTTTTGCATTCACTGTTCCTGAAGTATCTGTGTCAGGCGAAACCGTAGAACTTATTGCAAAGTTCCGAACTAAAGTAGGACCTGTGGTTCACATAGTGTCTGTCGATGCAAAAATGCAGGACGGTGTTACTCCTCTTCCTGCTAGTTGCGTTGTTCGACCTACAGGCTCAGTCAATGTTGCTGATGGAGATAGCGTATCTTTGTATGCTATTGTTACAGACCCTGCTTATACATTTGTTTCTTGGCAGGACGGTGAAGGTAATGTGCTCAGCACAGATGCTACCTTTGTATATACACCTACTGAAAGTGCTGTTGTTACTGCGGTATTTGATGAGGTGTAATTATGGATGAAAAGACTAATTCACAAAAGAGAGATAGTATGAACAACAAGCCTATGAACAAACAAGAACTCATTCTTTTTCGACTTGATGCTATCGACAAGAAACTTGTTGATTTACAAGTGTTGATGACACAGACCGCTCTGCAAGAGCAAAAGATTGCAGAGTTGGAAAAGGCGCTTAAAGATATGAACGACTATCCTCTCTTAAAAGAAAAAGTTCGTGACCTTATTGATGCAAAGAAAAACGCAAATGCTAAATGGTGGCAAGTAGGGATTATTGCGTTAAGCCCTATAATCACTGCCATTGTGATGTTTGCTTTAATGGGAGGATTTAATGCTAAGTAAGATCTTTATTTATATTATATTAGTGCTGGTGGTTATTATAGCATTCTTGTTTGTAGTAGCCAAGCACTATCGCAAAAAGTGCGCAACAATCAATTCCGAATACGATTTGTTGCGTAATCGCTACAATGCGCTTGAAAATAACTACAATACTCTTCAGGCGTCTATAAAGGCTAAACAAGAGGTGCAAAATGAAAAAGACAATGCGTTGGCAGATATTGCTAGTGGCTCTGTTGCTGACAGTATTGAACGGTTGCAGAACCGTAACCGTAAGAGAAATAACGAGAACAGTGGTTCCTGATTATACGTTTCCTAATAAGCCTGACTTCCCGATGGATGTTGAACTACTTCCCGATGGACGTTACGCTATTGATGGAAAATACTTCAAGTCGCTAGACGCATACTTCGTGATGATTGACGCCCTTGAAGAGGAATATAAAATAGATAAACGACTGTACGAACAGACAGTCACAGGAGAATGGAATGAGCGAAGATAATACAACAACGAACAACAAACTCTCAAGTCGAAAGTTTATTGTTTGGCTTGTTTGGCTTGTGCTTACGCTTATTGTAGGCGTATATGCTTTTATGAAAAGCGCAACTGATTTGTTTGAGAGATCTCTCAGCAGTTTCTTTGCAATCAGTATGATGTATCTTGGAATGAACGTAGGACAGAAAGTTGGATTTGCAGTCTCTGATGCCCTCGTCAAGAATAAGAGTTACTCAAAGGAGGATGATGATGAGTAAGAAAATGTTTGCCCTTATCGTAGGACTTGTTGGTTTGGTTTGTACAGGTGTGACAATCTTTATGAACTATTTCGAACCGCATTATGCGGATCAGATTAGAACGGTATGTGAAATGATTCCGCCGTTCTGCGCAGATGTATTGATCATCTTCGTAGCAACTGATGTGACAAAGAGGAAGAAAGCCTAATGACTTACTTAACAGACATTCCTGCCGTTCAAGACATGTCGTTCTGTCTTGGTAAGGAAGGATGTTTGTTCTTCATACTATGCGAAATTGCGGAACGTATTATACACAAGCCTATTGATGTATTGCGTGCCGCAAGATATTGCATAGACCATAAACTGGTCGATTACGTAGACACGAACCCTACGTCACATCTTAAAGAAGCCTTCTATGTGTTTGAGAGGGACAAAGTCCTTGAGTATCTGACGGGAATAGAAGGTATCACTACTCTTAAGACTCATCGACTTAGTAAGAAAGACAAACGTCCTTATTACATTCGATATTCACGCAAGGAAGGAGACATAATGTATACACATTTTGTTCTTCCTGACTATAACAGTATGTACTATAGTCACACAGTGGCTAATGGTGCAATTGACGCATACTATATCATAGTATTGCCATCTTCTTATAAAGGAGCCTAATCTATGTGGGTAACTAATAATCTTGGATACGACATCACATTCGGTGACGTCACAATCTACAAAGCAAGTCAGCAGGAGTTCTCTGCTGCTGATGCAACAAAACTTAACAACAATGCGATGTTCGTTGCAATGACTACTGCGGGAACAGGGCTCGTGAAATCAGATTCTCAGCCAACTGTTAATCCTCAGTACTTTGTACGTCCGCTTTCTGCTCCTGCTACATTGGACGGAATGCCTACAAATCCTGACGGATATCCTGCTGTAAGCCCAGCAGAAGCCTTTGATATTGGTAAATCAGAGGGTGGTGACGCAGATCTTGAAGACAACCACGAAGCTTCAATTGATGTGAGCACGTATACTGAGCCTGTAGAGATTGAGCCAACAGAAGGCAAAGATGGAATGAAGAAAACAACTGTTATACTCACCAACATTCCTCAGCCAGGTGGCGGTGGTACATATACACTTTTCAGTTCTGACCCTTCAAGTGATCTGTACAATAAGACAACTCAGCAATCTCTAAATTGTAATAATATAAGTCTTTTAGCATCAGGAGACTTGACCCATCTCGCTATAGGCGACACAGGAACACTCGATTCTGTAGACATTGTGGCTACACTGCAAGGTTCCTACCCTCTTTCAGCAGAAACAATTCACGCAGAAAATGTTTCCTATACTTGTGATGGAGGTGCTTGCGGTGACTATATTATCTTATCGTTTGACGCAGCCGACTATGAATGCTACCTTAAAATTGCAGGTATCGATACTGGAGCAGAACCTCCTACAGTTCAGATGTGGGGCACTGTAGTGACTCTGTAATGGTTACGTTCAACTTCTTTGACTATCACAACAATCCCATTGTTCGATGGATAATGGGAATGTATAATGATGTTCAAGTGTTGACAATAGAAGACTGTCTTCCTGACATAATGAAACTTCGTCATTCGCGTTTAAGTTACGAGCAAAATAAACGAAGTTTCATTGGAGACGAACTTCGTTTGTTCTACGCTTCGCAGGCTAAAGACTTTGTCTATGTAGACAGTGATTGTCTGGTTTATCAGATTGAGAAACTTAAGATGCATCACGTATGTCAAGATGCACGAGGCAGGACAAACGACGGTTCATTCTTCAGAGCCAACGCTGAAACTGAATGGGTACAGCACTATCTAAGAGTGTACGAAACAAAAGATGTTGGTTGGCATTGTAACTACGATGTACATAGAATGTTTCCTACGTCAATACCTGTGCAACAATTGGAACACGATCATTTCTTCTTGAATAGATTTGACCGCTTTCCTAAGGTTGATACGGTATACTATACGTACGACCCTGAAGTGCCAAAGACTTTTGGGAAGCCTATATGGCTGATGAGTCCTAATCATCGTTCTACAGGCGAGATAACAAAGTCTTGGCCAATCTCTAGCGTATTGCCTGAGGAAGTGTTTATCGAACAAATTCGATACTCACGTAGAGACCCAAATCTACGAGTCGTCAAAGTGTAGCCCTATTAGTAATACTTAATAGCCGATATAAAATAGCGCCGTACATTGTACGGCGCTATTTTAATTTAATGGGCATTGTGGAGCGTTGTAGGACGTTCTATATGCTTTTTATAGTCTTTATTCATTAGTATAAAGTATATAATAAACTCTATTAAAACGCCTACGGTATAATATACCCAATAAAACTTAAAGGTCATTTCCTTAAAAGCGAATACTAAATACACAATAGAAGTAATCATAAAATACGTGCCTCCTAGTTCGGTTCAATAGGTGCTGAGCAACTACGTTCCATAACATAGTGAATATACCCTACATTATTAAAAGTGAACGGCGCAGCAATCTTGATAAGAAAGCCTTCCTGAAGAGACGCTTCAAGATACTGCTTGTCTCGGACAGCAATCTGATCTATTGGTTCTCCGTTCTGTGTATTGTTTCTGCCTCCTTCCCATAGAATAGGAAGAGTCAGTATTCTTGTGACTACCATTAATACCTCCTTTTATAGATAGTGCTCAGCCACTATTGCTTTGCACATATTTTCATAATCACGAAAATTCTCCGTGACCTCTTCTGTAGATGCTTGATAGTCAGGGTCAGAATCTCGCTTTGTTAGATGTCTACACTTAAAGCAGAATGTACAGTAGAAGTTATTGCAGTGCTTACATTCTTCAGGCAACTCTTTTGGATCAGATAAGCCGTAAGCACCTAGTATAACTGCACGACGAACACGATTATCAAGTGCTCTGTTTCTTTGCAGTCCGATCTTTTCTACTTCTTTCCAACGCTTGTACCGATCTTCTTGTTTATTCATTTACAATCGTTCCATTCTTTACGTGTTCCATTGTCCAACCAAAACTCGGGCACTTACTTACAAGTTCAACAAGTTCATCAAAACAATAATCGAATGGTCCTGTCACTTGCACCCTGCCATTCTTATCGACTATTCTATAAAAGTCATTTTGGGATAAGTGAATGGAAGGTTTATTTGCGTCAAATATTGGAGACATTTAACCCTCCTTATTTGACAATGCTCGTGCTACGTGCACTTTGCCTGCTAAGCAGAATCCAAAACCTTCAAGCCAAGCCGCAATCACGTCTTCTTCTAGTTCTTCTCGTGTATCTGCGTAGGAATGTTGAAGAGTTGTTTCGCAGTATTCTTTTGCTTTAGCCTTTATTTCTTCAGGTAAAGCGGCAACGTCTACGCTGTCTCTGAGAATGCCTTCAATGTATTCTACGCAAACTTTTTGCAACTCTCTGGATAACACACTTCCGACTTCCATATTGTGTTCATAAAACAAGTCCTCTAATGTTTTCATACGTGAAACTCCTTAGTAAGGAACAGTTTAAGCCCTTCCCATATATTAGGATAGTCGTACATTGTACAATCAGCAGGAACTCGAAGTTCAGAACTTCCTTCCATAGGCAGTTTGTCTGGATGAATGTACATAGCATCTTGACTTTCTGTAAGTGCGCAAATAAATGCTTTTTCACTATGTGCGTTAAGCCTATGCAACATACGCAACTGTCCAGGCTGGAACTTAATCCTGCCGCACACATTCTTTGACATATTCTGCACACTCAATCCATTGTTACCAATCTTCATTCTTTTGAATTCAACCCAGAACGTAAGATTGCCGATGAACATAAGTGCGTCAGGAACGCCGATTGCCGTTGCGCCAGTCTCTATTTGAACTACGTCGCAAGCAATGCCGTCACTACGAGCACAACGTTTTATTTTGTCTATGTAGTAGTTTACAAGTTCTTGCTCAAGTTTGTTGTTCTGTTGCATTTTGCTTACCTCGTCTAAACAATATACGCCGTGCAAGTTCTAACTTGCAGTCGTCGCATAGATTTATTTTTGCATTATGTGCCATTGCCACTTGATCTTCTCCAATTGCTATTAGGTCAGATAAAGATAACTGCCCACAACTTGCACACGCATAAGATAAAGGAGTACTACGAAGTTCTATCATTTAAATTCCTCCCAAGGAAGTTCTTCTTGAATAACGAGCTCGCAATGTGTATGCTTATGTAGCCATAGAACTAAACGTAAGCATTGCTTACCAAAGAATACTAAATGCAATCTAGGTATTGGCAGTCTTATGTATAAGTGATATTTTGTCATGCTCCAATCTCCTCACGCATCTTAGCGTAGATGTCGCACTCCTTGCCTTCAATCTGTTCACCCCAGTTTGGACCGAAATCTGCTTCAGCAAGAATTGGTACTTTGAGATGTATTGTGTTGCTTAATACATCTTGCTGTGCATGGTACGCTTCAATTCCCTCAATAGTCTTTGGAATAGATGTACCTGTTTCATCGTGTACAAGTAAGTGAAGTTTAAGTACGTCATATATACCGTCTTCGTAGCACTTTACAAGACTGTACTTCATAATATCTGCAGCCGTACCTTGAATCAAATAATTGAAAACAGGGTAGCACTTTTCTCCATCAGGATTCGCACCAATAAAGTGTGTACCATCAGGGAACTTTATGACTTGATTCTTTGCAAAATGTGGTGGACCAAGACGTTGTCTACGTCCACAGAACGTTCTAACGTAGCCTTTAAGTCTGGCGCTAGTTACTACACGACTTCGTGTACTTTCAATAAATGGGAGTGCAGTAAACAACGCCGTAAACACTTCTTCGGCTTCGTTGTAAGGAATGTTGAACTTGTTGCTCAAACTTGCTACACCCATAAAGTACAATGTTCCGAAGTTTACACGCTTCGCCGTAGGGCGACTCAATTGAACTCCAGTCACTAATTTAACGAGGTCAATAACATATTGATGATAGTCTTTATGTGGGTCAGCATTGAAGTCGTCTCGCATCTTTTGTGCAAGCACGTCCAACCTATCGCCGTCTTTCCAACCTCTTGCATAGTGACTGAATACTCTATACTCTACCTGAGAATAGTCCGTATGTCCATACCAACATCCTTCATCAGGAATAAACAAACCGCGAACTAGTGCACCTAACTCTTCATCGTTACGAGGGATCTGTTGTAAGTTAGGATTCGCCGCAGACCAACGACCTGTGATTGTTCCTGCATCGTCTTTCTTTAATGGAAAGAATTCTCCGTGAAGTCTACCGTCAGGGCAAAGATGCTCTTCCAAAGACTTCTCCAAAAACGTTGTATGCAATTTATTAAGGGCACGGCAACGCTTTAATTCTCTACAGAACTCACTCTTTCCGGAGTTCTTTTCTAGCACATCTTTTGTTACGCTATACTTGCCTGTGGCAGTTTTTGGGAGTTTGATACCTTCCTGAATCAAAATAGGCGCAAGTTGTGCACTACTATTTATATTGAATGGTCCATAGACAGAAAACATTTTACCCAATAAATCATTCTCTGACATTTGAACTTGAGCAATAGCGCTTTCTCTACGCTTCATATCGATGCGAATACCATTACGGCGCATCATCAATCTAATACGAATAAGATTGCATTCACATTCGTAGAGATCCAATAAGTCTTGCTGTTTAAGCCTTTCTATCTGTTTAAGGAATACAGCATAAGTAGCATCAAGGTCACCGCCTGCACAATAATCGGCTACAACATCTTTAGGCATAAGCCAAAGCAATTCCTGAGCGTGTTTGTAGGACTTATGACTTGGATCCAACTGTGCTGCTACACGTTCAATATCAACTGTTTGTTTACCTGGGACACCGTAATCTTTTGCCAATGCGTCCAACGCATAACTGAACTTGTAACTATCCAACAGAGGTTCAGCAACTTGTACATCGTGAATAAAGCCGTTGACAGGAATGTGTTCCCCATTCTCAAGCCAATCCAAATCGTAGCCACCATTGGCAGTAAGTTTGCTTGTTGGCTGAGCAAGAATATCTGCGAGTTCTTCACGACTCTGTTTTAATTCTTGCTCTGTACAATCTCTGTAGTGATGTAAAGGGTAGTATTTACGATGTTTTGTTTTACTATCGTAAATACCACAACCTAGTATAAATGCGTTGGGATCGTGATAGACACCTGGACCTAATTCATCCAGTTCTGGGTCATAGGTTTCAATGTCCATTACGATTACATCGGTATAATTCGGTGTCCACAGTTTAGACATTTAGCACTCCTTAGGAAAGAATTCTGGGTCGTAAAGTATAGCCATTCCAGTTGCGCCCTTATGACTAAAGCCTTTTACTTTGACTTCGCTGATTGAAGTCTTTTCGATTGCTTGCATACAAGGGAAACAAGGATATAAGGTAACGTACAAAGTATGTGCCAAAGCACGCTGCGATTCAGGAATACTTTCAATTGCGCTTACTTCGCCGTGACGTACATTACAGATACGCTTTAATTTATCGTGGCAATTCTGATTGCAATTGATTACAGTATTGTGTCCCTGACCAAGTACGTCTCCGTCTTTAGTTGTAATCACACAACCAACGTGACGGTCGATACATTTGCTGAGTTCTGCTTCTTCAGCGGCACGCTTAAACATCTCAATTTCAAATGGTGTAGGCACACGATTCTCAATCTTGTTTACAATGTACGAACCTAGAGTCTCACTCCAAGGATCCAGTTTGAGTTCACGCAAATTGTATGCGTGAGTTTCAATTGGTGTAGCAGGCTGTGTACGAACCTGTTCTTCCCAGATAAGAAGTGCGAGCATATCGCTTTCACTTTTTTCTGTGTATTCTGGGAACTGATAACCCTGTTCAGGATTGAGTGCGATAGGCTTGTAGTCTACGATCTTTTCCCAATCACGTTCGTAAAGGTGCAGATTCAATACCTGATGTGTGTATGTACCAAGGGTTACTTCCTTGCCTTTTTCACAATTAGAATTGTAATTGTGAAGCATAATCTGCATCAATCTTGTGAAACAGAAAATATCATATGGCAGTCCAAGCCACAAATCCTGACTGCGCATAATTGTACGGCAATTTAATTTACCGTCACGAATGTTGAAACAAAGACAAAGAGTACAACATCGATCTTTCTGATGTGCAGGGTCAATATCTGTATCGTCACGCAGCATAATTATTGCATTCTTTGTTTCTGGGTTTTCAAGCAACTGTGTAAGTGCATAGTGGAAACGATTTTCCACAGACTGCGGTGTATCAGAACAGTCAATCTGGTGAAACATTCTATATCCATACGCACTGTTAATTGTGTCGTCTGGATTTGCAAGTTTGTTCCAAGCCTTGCTGTAGAATGCAAAATCCTCTTTCTTGTTTGTACCACGTATGTAGCAAAGGAATTCACCAGCAGCGTAACGTCTGCTCATATTGCGTATAGGCAGACTCAGCACGCTTTTACGTGGGTCCTTGAGTACAAGTTCCACGTCCAGCAGTTCGTGGATTGTGCCATTCTGACGTCCTACGCTGTCCTTTCCTGCTAAACGTATAGCATTGATTAATTCCTGATAGCCCTCATTAAGACTATCACACGTGATTGTTGTTGTCGACATTTATAATGTCCTCCTCTAATCTTATTGTTTTATTTATGTATTCCTCTGCTAAAGGTACTACATCAGGCTGTTTTCCATCAAATACGCCTACGTTATTAAACACACACGTAGGAGCGACAGTACGATATTCATTTCTGTGCCATACGCAAATACCAATCTTTGCACGAGTTACAGCAACGTACATAACACGTAAGAGATAATCTCTGTACGCCGTTTCCCTTTCTGCTTGAGCAGCGTACATTCTTGCTACATTATCACAGAATAGTACATAATCGGCTTCGCCACCTTTCACTTGATGTACATTGGTAATCAGTACGTAGTCAGGTGCAAAGATGTAACCTGTCGCTATGGCGCGGATTAGGATTGCTTGTTCTTCTTTCTTACGAACCTTTGTACAAACAAGATCACAGATATTCTTAAAGACTTGATTCTCATCTGAGAAGTCCCAAGTTGGAACTCCGTCTTTTTCGAATTGTTCTTTGATTCGTCTTGTATGTCTATCGTCCTTACGAGGACGTTTTGCATTGTTGGCAATCAAGTAGTCGAACTTTTCAGGCTCGTGGATTGCTTCACAGAGTTCACGGAAGTATGCTCTAACATCTGGACGAATACAATGTGTTGTACGTCCTGCTGTTTTTACAGCGTATAGTACGCCGTAGGTAAAACAGGTCTCAATGTATTTATCCAAATATGTATTCTGCATAGCAAGGCAATACGTACTGCCTTTCATCGCCATACTTACTAAATACATCACAGGCAATTCTGTTGTATTACTTACCATAGCAAAGCCAATTGTGTCTGTACCTTTATCAGGAATAGGCGCTTTTTCTTTGATACAAGCATACACACTTTTCGCCATATTCCATACGGCTTGACTACAACGATAACTCTTCTCAAGAACTCTTTGTTCGTCTGTGTGCATCTTAAGGAAGTAATTTACGTCAGCGCCTGCCCATTCAAAGATTGCCTGATTTGGATCCCCAGCAACAATGAGTTCTTCGGCGTCCATAAAGAACTGCCATACTACTTGCCACTGAAGTGTAGTCAAATCCTGCGCCTCATCGATAAACGCAATCTTGACAGGAATTTTAATGTGGCGCTCTTTTACTAGTAATAGTAAGTCGGTATAGTCTAGTTTATTTATAAGTTTTTTATAGGCTTCGTAGACTTCGGTAGTTAGGCGCTGTTGCCCTGCAGTTGTACCGTTATTTATTACGGTAGGCGTTGCCGAATCTTTGTTTTTAGCAATGCCTAGTTCCCTTTCTATAGCGGCAAACTGTCCCTTATTAAGCCCTAGTTTACTTATTATAGGTCTAAGGTCGCTGAGTGTTACTAAGGCGCTACTACTTACATCTTCCAAAGAATGATATGCAAGGCTGTGCAACGTCTTAAAATAACAACAGTCATTTTCTGTTAGGTCAAACTGGTCTTTGGCTAAGTCTACTCCTTGATATGTACCTTGACGTGTAAATGAAACGTAAGCAATATCTTTAGCGCTTACTTTCTCAAGACGAATTGCTAATTCCTCGAGAAGAGCGTGAGTCTTACCTGTTCCTGGACCGCCATATATCATAGTAACTTTAGGCATTAAAGATCGTCCTCCATTGCGTTACTTAGGGCTTCTTTAGCAATTTCTTCTGGTGACTTTAGTTTACCGTCTTCTTTGATTGTACTGTCTGACATCTGCCTATGAATCCATTCGTGGGCATCTTCAGCCTTATCAAACAATGCCATTACATCTACGACCCATACACGCATAGCCATTAATTGAACTTTACGTGTACTAGTTCGGGCATTTATACTATACAGCCAATTGGCTATATCACGATTGCTGAACTTCAACTTAGTTGTATTAGATGCATAGATATACAAATCTTTCATTGTAACGACAATCGTTTGTGCATCGTAAGAAAGATACGGTCGACCAAGACCAATGCTATCATCAATGTGATCGCCGAGTTTAGCGGACAACAAGAACTGTCTAAGGCTTTCCTGCATTACAGCAAGTGGAGAACTTGTGTCATATTCTACTTCTTTGACTTGCTTGTTCTTGAGCGCTTCATTTACAATTGCCGTCCACGCTTCTCGTTTGATCTTATTAGGCAGAATGCTTAAATGTCGCATACAAAGTTCTATGAACTTTTCTTGCTGAATGATTTCGGCTTCACTATTAAAGCGTAGGACTTTGCCATTGATTGTCCAATCATAGTATGGTGGGTCACAATTATATTGAACCAACTGTTCATAGTTTAATGGACTTACTTCATCTCCTACTTTATAGGTACGAGTAGCACATTCTTTTTTGTTACATACGGTGCAAAGAGGGCTTTCATAACAACGATAACTATAGGTATGTTTGTTGAGACTGCTGAAGACAGTCTGATTAAGTTCTTTTTCGCTGAGAGGTTTAGTCAAACGCTCGTTGGCTTCAAGCACGTAATTCTCGTAGTCTTCTGCATACTTTGCTTTGAAGTAACAAGCAAGACTGAAAAGATAATTGTTTCTGTCGTGTACATCGTGACGAAGATACAAACTCTGAAGACAAGGAGGAGCATCATTCAAAGGAAGACTGTCCTTCCAAGCGTTGAATGTATCTAGGTCAATAACTTTGTTAGATATATTAGACATAGCAACGTCTACGTTGTCGACTGGCTTACCCTCAGCATCAATGTATGCACGAGGGCTACCGTTGCCACCAAAGTAAGGAAGATTAATCCAGTTGCCTGTTCCCCCTTTAGGTACTATGTCTTGCTTAGGAAAAATTTCTGTGTTCTGAGGAAGTCCCAGTAAAGTACGCAAAAAGTTTGCGTTACGTCTTGCTTCTTTAGCGGGAATGAATTTATTGTAGAAAGTGTATAAATGCCAACCACCGCTCTTGCTCTTGAACGGGATTAAAGGAAAGTCGTGTTCGTATATTGTAGTAATGAGTTCATCTTGTGAACCATTGTAAACGTCTACATCGATGACAGTAAAACGGCATTTGCCCTCTTCGTTCACAGGACAAATACCTAATCCCTTACTACCTTGCAAGTGTTCTCTGTATATCGTTTCAGTAACTAAGGCTCGTACAGTGCTACTTGTGCCTTCCTGCTTTTCTCCTTTCTCAGCAGGATTGCCAGGAATGAATTGTCCGTACGCATTACGATTGCCTGAAAATAATTCGGTAAAAACGTTTACAGTATTCAGCGTCATTGTTTACTCCCAGATAAAGACGACGGCATAGGCTATGAACTATGCCGTCGTAGTCAAATGTATTTTTAATTAGAGGTCAGATTCGCCTTTTTCTTCAGTAGTTGTTTCTGGCAAAGCGGCGATTGCTGTAGAAGAGTTTTCAATAGCAATCTTACTTGCTTCAGCGATGTCATCTACAAGAGCATCTTCAATGAAGCCCTTGAACTTGATGCTGCTGCCTTTACCTGTAGAAATAGCGTACCAAGAACCTTTCTTTCCTTCGCGGAAATTAGCGGACAAAGTCCAAACACCACCAAAGATTGGACAAGGCTGTCCGTCTTCAAGGCGGAGTTCCTTAATCATTGTATTCCAATCTTTTGCAGCAGGAACGTCACTGTTCTTGAGAGTGAGTACCATCTTGTGTTCAAGGTCGTCTGGAGTAACTACCAAGAAACTGTAAGTTACGATTGCTTTGTAGCCCTCTTCAGTGCGAAGAGAACCAGCAACGTCACGTTTCCAAGATGGATCGATGCGGTCTTCTGCACCTTTGAATTCACCATCATCGTCCAACAAGAAATAAGCCTTGCGAGTTGCAAGAACGATTACGTCAACTGTTGGTCCAAAGATTCGCTTTGTTACATTACAGAAAAACATTCCTGCTTCAAGACCAGGAATATAGTTTGGCTTCGCTTTCTTTGTTTCATCTGTGATGTCCTGAGCGAGTTTCAAATACATTGTTTTTACATCTGTAATCTGGTTTGTTCCCTGTCCTGCGTGTTCTGATAATTTTGACATAGTTTGTCTCCTCTGTTTAGTTAGATTATTTTACCGTTACGGTATTCTTGATGTAGACGTGAAGTTCTGGAGGAATCTCGTCTTCAGTAACTTTTGCCACGCTACCCTTTTTATATCCAAGCAAATCTGAAATGAATGATTTAAGAGTTGCTGTGTGTACGTCCTGCATTCTTTCCATTGGGAACTTACCTTTGACTGAGTCAATGAGGTCTTGTGTAGGGGACTCCACAATCAGTTTATCTTTAATCAATCCACCTCCGCCCTGCTCGTTTATCCATTTAAGAGCACGTTCTCGTGCGATGAGATTGTCTTTAGGCAGACTTGCGAATACGCTAGTCTTGCTTGTTACCTTTACACCATTTTCAAGTGTGTAGTTGGCAACTTTATTGTCAGCCATAATTGTTGGCATAATGACGCAAGTAAGATAGTCGAGTTCTTTGTTCACCTGAGTGGTGAGGGCTTCCAAGACTTCAGCAAGGTTAGCCAGTTTTGTGGCTTCTTCCGCCAGAGGGCTGATGTCGCCTAGTGGGCGCTTTTCTGTATTGTCTAAGGCGAAAGGGCTGAGAAAGTGATTCGTTTTCTTTGGATTGCCGTTTTCGTCTAAGGGAGGGTTGAGCAATTCATTTTCATCGATTGCCACATCGTAATCCCGATTCGCTATGTGCATTATTTACGTCCCCCTTTTGGTCTGCGATAAGGAACGTAGTGTACACGTCCCTCCAATCCTCTGTACTTATGCTTGTCGATATCGTAAAGCATAACTACATTCACTCCTCTGTTACGAGCCAAGCGCTCAACGTTATTGAGTGGTCGTTTAAGTGCTGTCGCCATAGTAGCGTCCTCCTTAATTAAAATGTAGTTTTGGTAGTATTAGTAGTATATAATATTTTTACTACCTAAACTACTATACAAATAAATTAAATTACTATACATAAAACTAGTAGTATTGTATTGTATAGTAAGTACGGCTGGTCAGAGGAGTTGAACCTCTGTTTGTTGTGGTTAGGTACTCACAACGTTGACCGCCCAGCCACCGCAATCTAAAAGAGGAAAGTGTATGGCAAATCTTCTAGACTACTCGCTTTCGCTTACAGTATTCCGGTGATACTGCTCACCTGTCTTGTGCCCATCACACTAAGACCCATCCCATCAGGAGTTTACCGATTGGTATTGATTACTCTAATGTTCGCAAGAAGTCATTAGGGTCGGTACTTCGCATATAATTTTGAAACTCTGTATCTCCATTTATTACATCAAAAATACGATGATCGATAGAGTTTTCTGTCAGCAAATCTACATAAGTACATTCAAACTGTTGTCCATAGCGGTGTGTTCGATCTTCCAACTGCATACGATCTTCAGTGTTGTAACTACTACTGTATATATACATCGTATGCGAAATCTGGAAATTGAAACCTTTCGCTATGGTACTTGCTACAGCAACAAGAACTTCAATCTTGCCTTGCTTGAACTCGTCTTCAATTCGTTCACGTTCTTTCTTGTCAATGCCACCCATAATAAGTGCACACTTATACGTCTTACTCAGTTCCGCATAGATGTACTTCGCTTCTGCACGGAACGCACAAGGTACAATAGCAGGCATACTTTCTGGGTGGTCTTCAAGAAGACGAAGGATTGCTGAATACTTAGGCGGTGTTCCAATTGGTACACATTCGATATTCGCCAATTCTTGTTCAGCCCCACCGCTAAGGTCATACTTTGCAGGAAAGAAGCCACCAGCAATCTGACGCAAACGAGTACGAATCGCAGCCTGATTAAGAGCGTCCAAAGCATTTTGATTATAAAGTGCATACGCATCTTTCTTAATCTCTTTGTAGAGTCGCTCTTGTTCAGCACTCATAGGAACTGTATAAACTTCATAGACTTTCTTAGGTAAATCTAAGCAGTCTTGCTTACGTACTGTGAATGCAATAGTGGCTAATTTTGCACGTAGTTCATTTAGATTTTTATACGGCGTATTTATTGTAGGATTGTCCAAGATGTATTGAACGTCGCCTACTGCCATATTCATATCTATTGCAATTTCAGTTGCTGACATCTTTTCGTCAGCAGCCTTATTACGAATAGTACGAAAGTCTTCAGGTGCAAGTTGCTTTTTCACAGGACGAGTCATTCCAGGGAATGTTACCTGACGCTCAATACCATAACGTGCTTTGAATGCGTAGTAGTTCATTCCCCAGAAATCTTTTCGTACGAACTCACACATCGACCAAAGCCCATAAGGTCCTTTGGCTTCAGGCGTACCTGTCAAAATACAACGACCTACGCTATAAGGGAAATAGTCCCTTAATCTGCGTCCTACGTATTGGCATAAAGACAATCCGTGAATAATGTTATCAGTTCTTGCGGCTTCAGGATTCTTGATTGATGTTGCTTCATCTACTACGATAAACGTAGGAGCGTGAGCAACGAATCTAGCAAAGTCAGCGATGTAACTATTAGTGCTAAACGCTTCTACATTTACGCAGAAATATGTTAATACATCACTATTGTCTGTCATAAATGCTTCGAGGAGTTTAGCGTTGCGTTTATTGCTCTGCCAAATCATTCGCTTGTTTGGAACAAATCCGTGTTTCTCGATTTCCCCTAAATCTCTCGGATCTGTTCCCGTCTTTCCCCACTGTCTGTGTACGCCGTTCGGTGCAATAATCATTACTTGTTTGATTTTATGTGCAAGGTACAGGTTCTCTAAGATGTCAATAGTTGTCTTAGTCTTACCTGTACCCTGTTCCATAAATAGTGCAAACTCGTATGGATGAGTACTTACAAACTTGACGGCGTTTACCTGATGTTCAAATGGCTCAGTCTTATATTGATATAAGTCTGTCTGCATTATTTACCTCGGCAGAAAATATTGATGTAGTCAGTCCACATATTGTTGTCCTTGAGATACTTCACCAGATTTGAGATCCGTCCTTTAATGCGACGTTCTGCTTCTTCAATGTCGTTGACGCTTGTATCAACGATGACGCAGTTCTGTGGATAGTTTGTACTGCTGTAATCAGCGACAACATACTTGAAGTCTTTGATGCCTGTACATAACTGATATATGCTGTGCTGCACACTATCTCGATACTTTGATTCTTTGTACTTTGTACAAGTCTTGATATCAAGAATTGTTGTAGGCTGAAGCACGTCAATGTAGCCGAAAAGGCAGAAAGATTCTCCACCTACTTCGATGTCTTTACTTACTTTGACCTGCTGTTTACCGCCTTTACACTGACTATAGAGTGTACTACACACATTGAGAATGCGTGTAAGCAAGGCTTCTTTACTTTCGATAGACGCAAACTCATAGTCGGCATCTGCTTTGATCTTTTCAACGTAAAGATTTCTCATTGCCTCCATAAAGTCTGCTTCTTCCAGATCATTGCATCTGTCGCAAATGATTCGTTCGAACTCAATACCTCGCTGAACTTCAGGTGTTGGTTCGAACTTGTCCTGTCTGAGCAACTTAGCGTAGAAGTCATCACGTGCTCGCTGTGCCCAACTAGCAGGAGCATCTTCCATCCACTTAAAACTACTCAGCAACGTCGCTGTCATCAAGTGACTCATTTAATTCCTCCTTTAAGGCTTCTTCATTATTCGCTACGAAACTTACAATTTCGTCCATTACAAAGGGAGCATTACTTTCTGCTTGCAGAAATTTAAGACACTCGATGTCTACCCAAAGTTGCTTTGAAACATAATCCATCGTGTCTTCAAAGACTTCTGTTTCGTCGATGTAGATATGATTACGATACTCTGTTTCAAGTAAAGCGGCAGTCACATCGTCACAAGTCTTGTCCAACATACTGAAATTAAACAAGTCCATAAGATTATTGAATGCCACATACAGATTACCTGTTTCTGTATCGATGCCAATCTTTACGTGATGGCTATCTACAGTAGCAACATCATAGTGTATCATTTGACCTCACATATTTACGTCGAGAATAGCCTCGGCAATATTTTGCAAACTCACAGAGCCAATGTTCTACATCCAACATTAAAGGCTCAGTGATTAATTTAGACATAGGAAGATAACCTTTATCTTCACAAAGTTTATCGAGTTCTTCTTTAGTGAGATTTGTCTGCTTAAGAATGTAACCCAGCATTTCATTTGCATTTTCTTTCCAAGCAGTGTGTGATTGCTTAAGATTAGCGAGATAAGTTTTGCGTGTTGTTTCTGTGAGGATATTGATTCCCCTGAATGCTCCAGGTCCATACGCAGTCCATTCGTATTTATCTGTGAATTTTTCTGGACGTAAATATAACCAATCGCTGACTATACAATACGCAGTGAACTCGGCGCAATACAAAGCATTCGTCTTGAAAAACTTTACGGCATCTTTGCTGGTCATAGGTTCGGGTGCTTGAATACCCTTTTCGTAAAACTTAGTACCCACTTCATAGTAGTTGAGCATTTGTTCGTAGTCTCTACCGAAACGTTTTACAATAAAACTGCCAGTACAAAGTTTTACTGTATCGTGATGATACGCATCAAGTGTATAGGCAAATAAGTGCTCTGGGTGATTACAGTTTGCTTCTTGAATGTACAAAGCAAGTTCCGTATTATACCGAAGATTGCTTATGTACCATTCAATCAAATCGTTGCTCGCAAGCCAACGCAACACCGTCCTAAGACCAGGATGTAAATTACCATAGCCACAAGCCGCAAGTATGTTGTCCAGAACGCTAAGCAACTTAAACGTTTTATCGTAACAACGATGAACGTTACAGAATCTGTAGTCTTGGTAGACCTTAGTCTTAGTCCATTGATCCCGAGGGAGATTCTGTAATTCCTTACGAATGAAGATGATCTCTCGATCTACGATACTGTAAAAGAATAGTGCTTCATTGTCCATTGTATTCTCCTATTCAATCCTAAGATCGAAGCCTTTACGCTCTGAATAGCGAGCGTAGAACTTTTTCCAGTCAATGTCGCCGTACATATAAGAACCATCAGGATACGACTTGCTGATTCGTAGGTAATGTTTGATGTCCAATGTCATCAAATCATTGTATTCTTTCTCGTGAATCTTACGATTACGTTCTGTGTTTTCGTCGATATCGCGAAGTGTAGTTGCCTTTGTTTCAGGCACGTAGTCGTAACCAACTTGCTGGATAGAGAATACATCTTCACCATTCTGCAATGTGCAAGCAACGCTGATAATGTCATCTCCGTGCCATCTTGTAATTTCAGGAAAGTACAATCCTTCTTTATAGTTGACAAGATTCCAAATAGAAGTCTGTCTAGGCGTAGCGCCTTTATTGATATGTGCAAGAGTACGGTGAACATATTCGTGACCGCAGAAATGCTGACGTCGTACGTTTCCTACTCGTAAGTTCGGATACTTACCGAACAGATAAGATGCAATATACGCCGTATAACAAAGGATACGCTCAACGAAGATTGGATCACTTTCTTCGTCAGCAGAAGAGTTGTGCTTAGTTGAAGGATCACCATATCTATCTGTACTTGCGTACATAAATCGAAGATGTTCAATGTCATCGTCCCAATCAAAGAGGAATCGTTTACCGTTCTGAATTCCCCAGCGGTTGATGAACTCTCGAGTGTAGCCTACGCCGTAAAACTCTTCAGGAACAACAATATAATTGTAGTCTGGATTGATTGCTTTGTATGCAGCCAATTCCTCCTCGTGAACGAAAATAAATACGTGGCTCTTAAGAAACTCCTGAGAGCAACGGCGTAACTGTTTACCAAATACAAAGTTTGGACGTGTGTAACTAGGTACACACAAACACCAATCGTTACGGTCTTTCATTGCAGCGTGCGCTTCGGCGATCGCTTCCCAACATTTTTCTTTTGTCATTTGAAAACTCCTTCGAATGTAAATGGTCTTATTTCTTGTTGTCTGATTCTCTTAAACATTTCAATCGGCTTTTCTATAAGAACAATCTTAAAGTCAGACTGGTCCAATTTCTTTATATCTGCAATCTTATTTCTAAACTTGATCGCTGTTTCAATATGCTTCATACGTCGTGGACCAATATGATAAATCTTACCGTTAATATAGAGCCTAGTAGTATAATCACTATTTACTTCACCTTCGTAGTCTGCGCCCTGGAAATGAACTTCATGATAATACTTAATATGCTCCTTATCTGTGTCGTTGATAAGAATATAAAATGGTGGTGACATAGGACTTCTTTTGCTCATTTACTACTCCTTGCATATGCCTTGACGATCCATAGCCTGCAGCATACGCATCGCATTGTCACAAATAACGTCGCAGTCGTCAGGACTTACGAACCCTGTATCTTGCTCTTTTGCAAAGAATCCATTCAATAGCATACGCATATGCATTTCGTGAAGTTCTTCCTTAGTAAACTTTAATTCTTCTGGCATTTACTACTCCTTAATGTCAATTCTGATAATGTTTACAACCCGATAAACCTTGACATTATCTTTTTCAAGTTTATCAGCCACACCGCTTTTAATTGTTTCGATTGCCTTTACAATCCACTGCGCTAATTCTTCGTTCATCAGAAATCCTCCCCATCATAATTCAATCGAGTCAATATTATAATCCTTACTAGTATTCAGATTAATACCCTCACCAAGTATAGGGTCAATATATTTCTTGTATACTGATTTAACAACCTCTATATCTTTCTCATCGAGACCCCACTCACTTAAGTAAGACATTGGGTTATTTCTATATCTATTTGTAGGTCCTATAGTTTGTAAACTACTTTTACAAGATGGACAAGTAGGAGATATCAGTACTGTAGGATGCAGAAATAGATATCTAGAATTACAAGTTGTGCAATATTCAACTACAGGTAATCCTTCGGCTGCAGGTGTAGTATAAATGCGGTAATTAAGCGTAAACTTAAATGGTAAACCTTTAGGTAATTTCTTTAGTTTTTGATTACTTCTAAGAATGTCATCTTCTGTTATTAATTCATTTATAGTAGACGTCATAATTATGACTCCTTATTTTTCTTTTTTCCACCATTAGTATAGATTTTATACATTGGTTTTCTCCAATGTTCACAATATTCAAGGTGAATAACTTTAGTGTTTTTATGCCACCATTTTTCAAATATAGTCATTTCTCCACCTCGCTTAAGAATTGCTCTACTTCTTCAACTAATTCTGTATACCCTTCATTCTCATACAACTCCCCACCCATTTGATTGAATACAGGTGTATCTATTATTTCCCTAAGAAGTTCCTTTGCTTTGGTGAGTTGTATAGTCTGCAAGGTTCTTGCATAACCTTCATCAGTTGCCTTTTGAACTTGCTCTTGCCATTCGTTTTTCCCCCCCCTTTTGAGTTCTTCTTTCAGTTCTGCAACTTCATCAAATACATCTTTGAAGTGGT